TTCTTCCTCAAGCTCCCTAGTTTCATCCTTACCACAAACAAAGCAATGACGGGTTTCTTGCCAACGATCATAATCAGAAAAATAATAAGATACATAAATCTTATGCCAATCAGACCAATCATGACCACCTAGAGATATGCAATGCTGATACAAATCTTGCTCTAGTTGTCTTCTATAAGTACTAAGAAGATCTCTATTAGTCTTCCTTTTTGCTTTGATTTTTTCTTTAGATTTGTTAGACATTTCAGACATAAAAACCCTCCTTTTACGGTTTTATACTAGCAGACAATTTTGGGGAAGTCAAGAAAAACTATTAAAACGTATTTAAAGTAATACCACCAGCTAAGTTTTGTTGCTCTACTATATTAGAATTAGTTGCAGCACCTTGAATATAGCCAGGAGCAGGTACAGAATAAGACCCTTGTTCATCAGCTACAGGTAATCCAGGACCCCTCCAATACTTTATAAAGTTATTAAGATAAGTAACACGATAAACATTATCAAAAAAACCAGCTCCATTTTTATATATAATAAATTCAAATAAAGTAGCACCCGCTAATTTATGTGACCCAAATATTATATTGTTTTTAATAATACCCTCCGACCTGGTACCATCGGGTGTAAGATAAAAATATAAACCATTTGCGTTAGTAATACCTGGAGCACCATCCACTTGGTCATTATATATCGTATTATTAGATACATTCCAACCACCCCATACATTAGAAACGTAAACACAATGAAAAGTACCTACAGAGGTGCTATCATAATCCATATAAACTACATTATATTCAACATTAATTTCAGTACAGTTCCAAACCTTTAGCCCTGTAGTACCTGTATTTATAGTTTCGGCACTAGTACCTAAATTTATATTATTATTATTAATTTGGATGTCAGATCCATAAGAAACCTCAATACCATAACTAACAGAACTTAAACTTTTAGATAAGACTCTAATATTATTATTACATAACGTAACATTATCAGAATAAGAAGACTCAATACCTATAGCTGAAGCTTCTATATCATTATTAGACACAACAACATTAGTAGAAGAAGTTAGTGCACTGCTCCCTAACTCTATAGCGGTAGAAAGCTCCCCCTTAATTAAGTTATTAGAAATAAAACAACCATCAGTAACTCTCAAATATATACCAATACCACGTTGATAAGTACTACCATTTAAAACATTATCTGAAATTACTATATTATCACTATCCTTAGCATTAATAACATAACTCGCCGCAGCAATAGGCTGCTCCCTCTCAAAATAATTACCCCTAATTATAGCATAATCACAATTTACCAAAGAAAGAAGAGCATACGTAGAACTCTGAGATATAGACTCAACCCTATTATTTATAAACTGAAAATTAGTAAAAGTACCGCCCCCAGCAGAAGAAGAAAAAATAGATCTATTTACATAGATTTTACAATTTTCAATTAACACATTATCACCCGACCCAACGGATGATAAAAAATCTAAAACTTGATTCGAGCTACAGTCGCCGCAAATAATATTAGTGATGGTAACATCATCATTTAATCTAAAAAAAGCACCACTCCCGGTAGAAATATTTAAATCTGAAACACAACAACCCTCTGACAAATACCAAGCACCATTAACAGACCCTACCGACTCACTAACAGAAGCATCACTATCCCTAACACCACACACATTAACATAAGAGGGTTGAGTAACGGCCTCCGGTATCAAAACATCACCTACAACTGTTATTGTAATTCCAGATTTATTAGTTTTATAATTTTCACATTCCAATTTAGCATAAGCAAATGCAGACCTTAAATCTCCAAACTGGCCAGAACCCATAGTTGGGGTTGTTACTGTACCACCATCCGTACCCACACTCCAATCAATAATATGCTTACCAACGCCCCTATACATAGGCTCTATTTTGGTAACAACTCCAGCCAGAGTCGTAATAAGCCAAAGAGGCATTCCTCTTTCTGGAGTAACTCCTCCATTACCTTGATAATTTAAAAACTCCGATGGATCACCTAATTGAGGGTGTCCTACTAGCCACTCTATTACTTGATCATAATCACTATTAAAGTCTGTAGCAGAAAACAAGTCTTGATGTAAATTTCCTTCATAATCTACCCACAAAACAGTAGTAGTATTATCCGTTAAAGTATAATCATCCCCCTCTACATGAAATCTTTTACCTCTACAATAAAAAATACCACCATTAAGAGTAACATCCAAACCTGGTGCAGGCAAAGAACACCTAAAATCATATTGATTTTGCCTACTAAGCAAAATACCAGAATACTGTAACTCAGAGTTAGGATACTCATTTAACTCAAGATTAGATTCATCCGACAACTCATAGGTAGATAACGTGCCCCAAGGTCTATAATCGACTAGAGATCTTGACCCTGGTGCTACCAATGGATCAAACCCTAGATTACCAGTAGATCCTATTGCATCATACCAATAGCTAACACCAGTTATAAGCATATTATCATCCACCTTTAAAGGTGAATAGACAGTAATGGTATCAGTATATGTATTATTTGCAGTTGGAAGATAGCCATCTGAGACTAAGATATCATCCCCCATAAATAAATCTACATAATCATACTCATTAGGAGCGTATAACCGTATTACTCTATTAGCTACACCTCCAGTAGACGGTCTAAGATAAGACACAGCCTCACCACCCCCCCAAGAAGCCGAGATAGTAGTTCCTCCAGAAATAACTAAAACTAGGTCATAAGATCCAGAGGGATGCCCTTGATTCATTCCTATAATCCACGTACCTGTACAATTCCTAACACCTGGATAAGTAGCTTTTCTATAGGGTACTACTTCAGCACTATCATTTACATAAAATTCATAGTATTTAGTTCCCACACGAGATTCACCAGCCCCTAAAATACCAGCAGCAAAAGTTGCTGAGTCAAATACAGTAGTAACGTTAGTTAACGTATTTAATTTTTTACCATTAATATAATATAAAGATCCAGACGGAGGAGTAGTTATTTGAATAACATTTCCGTCAGAGGTACCAGCTGAAAGAGTATAATACAACGTATTTGAATTAGATCCTCTCCAAATACCATTTGAATGTTGTGTATCCTGATGCTCCTCCAAAAATGAAGAAGAAGATCCCTGTAAGTCATCTATTGAAAGTCCGTGAGGATTTTCTGGAGTAATGATACCATTACCCACTAAGCTCCTATGAAGAACATCCTCACCAGTAAATCTATCAGGATCTTGTTCATATAAATCAACAATAGTAATACTTTCATCATATGGCACTACTAACCCTGACGGAAGTTGAGAAATAATTATTAAAAGAGTAATATCGTAACCAGACCCATCAGTAATTGTAACTTCAGAATCAACAGTTACATTTTCAACACCTGAGATAACTCCACCTGGAGATGTCCAATAAAACTTATAAATAGGAGCTGCCGTATCATCAAATCTAATAGTAGCGGTGCCTGTAGGACAATCAGGGTCTACTGCAGTAACAGTAACTCCCGAAATAACAGACAATTGATTAGGATTAGAATACTTCAAATTGTCAAAACCTGAAGTATACGTAAAATCCGAAAGAGCGCCACCACCATTAGCTACTACATATCCTAAGATCAGACATCTATCTAATGCAATATTATCTAAATTATCATCCGTCAAAGGTACAATAGAGGTATTAGCAAAATCAGTCTCATTTAGTGTTCTTATTTCATAGGTAGCTTCACTATATACTGGATACGTAGATCCGTCAGACTCATGAGGCATATACTTTGTATTATTCTCAGTATACAACGCAAATACTACATTAGTAACTCCAAGAGTTGAGTCTTCTAATGCAACGTTAGTGTTAGAACTTGTAGCCTCTATCCACTCACCATTAGGCGTATACCCTGAAAATGCAGATATATCAATTCTATCAGTATTTACTGCATTAGCCGTAATAACCCCCCCAGAATATACACCTCTAGAGGTTACATCAGTTCTAAGCCTTTTTATTTGCTCAGCCTTAGTAGTCTCAGTATGCTTAAGAGTAGCATTGTCAACTAAAACACCATCTGGATACCTAGAACCTTCCATATTTTATCTCCTATATCTTTCCAATTTTTAAATAAAAATACTCTAAAATAAAAATAATCAACAAATTATCCCCAAATATTAGTTAAACCCCTAACATAGGGTGACACTCCCCTTATTTTAAGACCTTTTAACGTTAAAGACCTTATTTTAAAATCACTAATATCTCTAATACCTGAGACAGACAACCTTAATTGATGATATCTATAATAATAAGACCCTACACCATCATTAAAAAGTCTAGCTACTGAGTTTTTATCAACCTCCTCATAAGTATCAAGTAAAACTCCAGCTGATGAATTAGAATTTCTGGTTTCAAAAGTAACAATAAGATCACTAGTAGGGTATACACGCTTCTCATTATGAGTTAAATAATATTGACCTGAAGTTAAAGCACCCGCATCTATAGAAACTGTCTTATCATCTTCAAATCTCCAAAACCTGTTAGAAATAATCTTACGCTCAGTAGATCTCTGAACAAACAATTCAGAGGTAGACTTATTCATATCAGATCTATTTTCAAGATAAGCCCTGCCGGTTTCAATATTAAAAAACAAAGGAACGGTATTTTCGTATAATCCCTGCTCCTTATCATAACGAGTCCATAAAAAATAATCTAAAAACCACACATAATCATCAAAATTAGCCCCTAAATCAAAAACAGGAGTTTCAACCTGATATAAAAGACCATAATCTATTGTAAAAGTTGAAGATAAACTAAGATCCCCAGAAACAAACCAAGAAACCGGTATTTGAACAGTATCATTAGCTGAAAATGACCACAAGTCATTAGGCACTGGGATACCATCTTCATATAAAATTGCAGAAGTTTGATCTTCATCACAAATATAAGTTAAAGTTGCCTCATAATTTGCACCAACCAATGACAACAACAGAGTTTCCCCCTCTTGAGGGGGAAACTCTGGATATATATAAGAGAACCTAAAAGGGTCTGAAGAAGATAAGCTAGAGTTAATTAGTCCACACGTTGAAAAATCCGATTCACTTATAGACCCTACCAAATTAACAGGATCACCGTTTGAGTCATACTCAGTAACATCAAAAATATCTATAGAAGAATGAGCAGGAGAAATCTTTCTAGGCAAACCCTTTTCTAAACTAGAATCAGATATTATAATAGTTCTTGAAGTAGTAGATGTTATAGAACCAGATAAAACCGGTAAAAAGCTATATATAACATCAATATCAATAGTAGACGCATCAGGAGCCGTTAACGTATAAGTTCCATCACTAAGTATAGTAGTCCACCCAGTCATAGGTGGGTATGCAGTGCCATAAGGTTGCCATCTAAATCTTCGTAAAGACGTTGAAGGATTATATTCATACTCAAACGTACCAGATCCATTAGGAGTCTCTGTAGATATCGCGCTTATCTTGATACCACCGATAACACTAGATGGAGAAGCTTCTTTATATTCTAAACCTAAATATTTTTGTTCTTGCAAAGTAAGAACTTCAGGAGACCACACCCACATTAATTCACCAAAATATTGACGATGTCTATTTCTAGGAACAGTAGCACTATTTAAATATCTTGAAGATATATACTTAATAGTAGCAGATGGTGAATCAATTATAACATCTGAAACTGCACCTGCTGAAAAAGAACCATAAACGTCAACCGAAATTGCAAGATCTTCAAACACCGACCCAGTAGTTATACCGGCATCGTAAGGAATATCATAATAATCATAGATATAAGTATAATCCTCATATCCAGATCCTCCAGCATCGCCCGAAACAGTATAAGACCCTATTGTATTATAACTATTAGCTTGACCATCAAAACTAAGCCCCAACTCTATAACAAAATTAGGAGACAACAAAGGTTTAACCCACATAGAAATCTCAAGTCTATAACCCTCATAATCATACGCACCAGCGTAACAAGTTTGAGGATAGCTTTGACCTCTAGGAGCATTATAAAAACTAGGATGCTTTAAAACAGGAATTACAAAATCACACACGTTAGAAGCAGAATCAGCAACTCTTATCTGAAAAGCTGGTGTAGGATCATAAGGCTCTAATTTAGCAGAAACAACCTCTGAAGGTTGAAAAACTATTGTAGACGTGGCTGAAGGCGTAGTAGGCAACCAAAGATCTGGATAATCTGTATACCCATCTGTAGCATCATCATACACAGTAACATTATCAGCTGCAATACCAGCCGGAAGATCATCTACCGTAACATTAACCCAAGCTCCTTGAGTTTGTTGACATGCTTCTATATATCTTGTAAATCTTAAAATATAAGAAGTCGTATTAATAAGAGGGCTAGTACTAAGCTCATCAAAATCAACATAAACTTCCAACTCATTTAAATCATTATCTGTTATAGTATAATTACCTGATTCAGTAAAAACAGTATAAGGACCAAACGACCCTCCAGGACAAGCCCAGCGGGCTTCATATACAACAGGACCAGCTAAATATACATACTGAACACTAGCAGGACCGTCATATTTCATAGCAACGCCGTTAACTTTTAATACCGTTATTCCAGGAATCGTATTAGTACCAGCAGGCATGTCCTTAATGACAGAACCAAACTTAATATCACCAGGTTTAATTCCAAAAAGCTCAGATGCTACTGAAAAAGTAGTAAAACTACCACTAGAACAAACCTTTACAGATCCTCCAGCAATTTGAGACTCAATTAAAACCTTAGTATTATAAACAGATGCTGCAGCAGCATGAGCGATAGAATATACAGGATCAGCACCCAAAGCAGTATTGATATCTAAAACAACATTAGCTGGAGTAGGATTAGGACAACCTGTATTCAAAGTTATATCAATAATACCTAATGAATCAATATCTAAATAAATATGACTACCAGCAGCTACCGTATAAGGCGTAACTGATACATCTCTACCTAAAATCCATGCAGGTTTTGTACTAACAGGACCTGGCAAAAAAACTTCACCATCCTTAGGAATAGTTGATAAGCCTGCACTTCCGTTTGGAATCCAACTTAAATATGTACCATCCCAAGATAATGAATGAGGAACACCAGGACTAGACACAACATCAGGTTCTACCTTAACTATATCAACACCAGTTACGTTATTTGTAGCTTTAGTTACAGTATGAGCCCTATCTAACAACCTATGATTTGAAAAAAAGTTTTGATCTAAAACCCAATTAGGACCCCATTTTCTACGAGAATAGCCAAAGGGCTCAACTTGAACTATTTCAGCAACAACCTCATTAAATCCTTTAAATTTACCACCATAATCCCTAAAAGCACAAGTAAACTCCTTTAACTGATTTCTATAAACACCTAAATCTTGACCTATATCATTATAAAAATCAAAATGTCTTCCACGAGCATCTCTTAATGATTCAATCTCAGCAGTATCTATAGAAATATTACTACTAGCTTGAATTATATTACTATCAATTACTTCAAGGACCTCAGCATAAGAAGCCAACCAAGTAGCATACTCTCTAATTGATAAATAAACAAAAACCCTAGTACCTGCAGGACTCTCTAAAGCAACTTCTACCTCTCCTAGAGGTAGAAGTCTTTCAAATTCAACATTACCTTGAGAATCTGATATAACATGTCCTGTATATATTTCATTAACATATACGCCATATTTTGTATTAGCTATTGATACTTCTAGTCTAAATTCGGTATTGTCTGACCTATATGGTAAGACAATACCTTCATTTCTATAAAAAACACCTCCAATTATACCATTAACTAAATCAGCATATCTACTAACAGATGGAAAAGTCATTTAAATCCCCTCACCTAATCCTCTAGCCGCTGTTACTGGAGTTTTAATAACAGAATCTCCAACTATATTCACCTTAACAGAACTAGCAACATTATCTAAAGCTATAAGCTCATCAACAAAATAATAAGTATAAGCATCTACATCATAAGAAGTTTTACCAGCAATAACACTAACATCAACTAAACCTGCATACGCCCCCTCTTTACCGTAAACATTAGTACTAGGAGGTGTAACTCCTCTTATTCTATAATCACTTACTACCGTAACATTAGATACTGGATTAGTATCAAACATCATAAAAGGTCTACATTCTACATACTCAACAATTACACCAGACATCTCATAAGTTGCCGCATCATTAGTTGAAAAAAACCTCCAAGTATCTAATGCTCTAGTATGTTTTTTAGAATGAACAAACAAAGCACCGTTAGCATAAAAATAAGTATCATCTGTCCAATTTAATATTTTAAAAGTTGAAACACCGTAAGTCCATAAATCTCTATAAGTCTCTACAACAGATCCACCATGGGTAATACTAACTTCTAAATAAAAACTTTTATCAGTTGATAGTATAATAGAAATATCAGAATAATTATTAGCATCTGCATAAAGCTGCATAGTAAATACATGAACTTCGCTCAAAGGATACACAATAGGCTTAGGTATATTAACTTTACACTCATACTGAGTGTTATCAAAAGTAGTTTGCATCTCTATACCACCTAAGCCGCCTGCTACGGCACCGGTAGCTAACTCAAGATGCGCAGCACCCGTTGATACAGACCCAGTACCGGCTGAGATATCAGTCCATTTGGCCCCATCTAAGGCTACTCCAGTAAAATCATCATCGAAATCAGTATAATCGAAACCCTCTCCTAAAATTACAATATCCTGACCACCAGTTGAAGGTCCAGAAGCTGGTAAAACATCGGTAAAATCTATAGTAGGTCCGTAAAGAACGCCCGATCCATATACAAAAGTTGAATATTTCATTTTATACCAAATTAATAATAAAATCAGATTGAGCCAAACTTGCATAAGAAGTAGGCGCAATCTCTATATCAGCTACACTATTAGCAATGACAGTGTCAGATCTTTCCTGTAAATTAACATAAGTCCAATTATCTACACCGTAAATTTTAGAAACCTCAGAATCAATATCAAACTCCTCTAAGTTAACCCCTAGAGCTAACGAATTAACATATGAATAAACTGCCTCCCTAACTAGAGCCTCCACTATAGACGGACTTCCAGATCCTACCTTAAGATTAGCCTCTATTGCTATATTAGTAGGTTGAGACCACCTAAACAATTTATCAGCTCCCATAGTATAATACTCCTGCTGAGTAAAATAAGCCGATAACGTATTACAAAGGCTATTATAAGTATAAGTTATGATAACATCGTCATTAAGGTCTGGATGAGAACCTCCTGCAATCCACCTAATACCATCTGACCCAAAACTACTATAAGAATACTCAGACTCACCTGTAACAACCTCATAATCGGTACCTTCAGTATATGTAAGTCCTGTAGCTACTGAAGAAACCGAAGTAACTGAGATAATAGGTTGAAAATCTACAGATTGAAGTAACTCAGTTCCTTTATAATAGGTAACATAGCTTCTAGTTGCAGAAGTTTCACCCCTAAACCATATGTCTACTGCCCCAGCATCAGTTTCCTCACGAGTCAAATAAGAATCAGTACCATATACAACATAAACATCAGATACTGTAGATATATTATCAAGAATAAACCTCTTAATTCCTGCAGGAGTACTTATTTGAGACCCTTGAATATGAAGAAAATATCGTGTTGCAGCCTCCTCATTAGTTTCAACACCCCTAGAACTATTAGTTGGCAGTTTATTAGTTACATACTCAAAACCAGAAATAGGTCTTAAAAAATTTGTAATTGTATAGGCACCTACTTGATTAACGACACCTGTAGTAATAGAAGACGCCGCTACAGCAAGTTCATAAACCTCAGTATCAATATTATAATAAGCTGAAGCTGAAGCAGCGTACATAGTTTTAGTTTCCAATGTCCTAAAAGTCACTATGTTTCCGGTAGCAGGATCTTGTATAGTAGCTACAGGAAAATTAACAGGAACAGTTATATCAACAGTAGGTGCAGACTCCCTACTAAAAGTTAAAGTAGTATAAGCCCTGCTACCATCCCACCTTATAATAGACTCATTAGCTAAAACAGTATCAACATCATCAGGTGATAGTGTTGATGCATTTTTTAAACTAATAAGCCTGTTAAGATAAACAATCCTATCATTTTGATTTTCTAAAACATCAGAAAAAGGATCTATAAATACATCTTTAACAGGACCTATATTAGTGTCAATCTTATCATTACGGTCATTAACACCATCACTTATTCTCTCAGCAAACTCCGTAGATGTTATTTTATTAACTGGCATTTATTTCCTCGATCCACCACTAATTGAAAAACTAGAATTATTATCCTCAGTTATTATATCAACCTTCCACCTAAATAATCTTGGATCTGTATAATCCTGCCATACATCAGGTGACGAATAATCATAAATAAGCTCTTGAGGGGTCCTTGTAGAATATTGATATTTCCTCTGAGCTTGCTTTAACCGTGATAACCCAACATCAACCCTACTTTGAAATTCAAAAGCAATAGGAAAATGAGCAAAAGCCTCATGTGGGTCAGCATCAACTCTACCAACTACTTCGTCAAGACTCATACCAAGACCATTAGAACTCCTAACATCAGTAGTAATAACGCAGACTACGTCTTGTTTTACCTTATCTTTACCCTCCACGTAAGTATAACCACTGTTAGTATATAAACGCTGCATATCACCATTTTCCCATTTTAAAGTTTTAGCCATGTTATACGTCTAACCCTTCAACAACCATCCTCTGATATAAAGCATCCTCAATTACAACATTACAAGCAACTAAAGTAGCTTTAGTTGCTTCCCAATATTGTAATAATTTATCAAAATAAGTTAAAACACTAATAGATGCTTGATATTTTTCTTTATATGTTTTAAAAAATGAAAAAGAATCTATTAAAGCAATTACTGGACTAACAAAATAATTATAAAATTCAGGACACAACGCCATAGGAGGTCCAATTTTTTGAACAGCACCTAACAAAGTATTTTTAAGTTCATTTAAAATACCCTCTAAAAAAGACCATACAAAATCTATAAGAGCATTCCAAATATCAAGTTGTGCAATTATCGCCCTTAACTCCAAAATCTTAGCATCTATTAACGCAATAAGTGTAGTTACTAAAGTTTGTAGCATTCTTAAAACCGTAGCAGCTAAAGTATAAAAAAAGTTAACAACACACCTTGCTAAAATATTTGCAGACTCTAATGCAGCAGTACCAACAGTCATAATCTTACCCTATCGTGTAGTCTGAACCGCCAATAGTGGCAGTCCCGCCACTATTGGCGGTATGTATCACATCTGCTAATTTGTCCATAGCATCTTCCTTAGAAATATTACCATTTAATTCAATATAGTCATTATTATAGTCTATAGCACTTTGTATAGTATTCTCTAAACCTGACAAAATTCCAGACGGCTTCGTTACAGCAGTAGCTGATGGAAAGTAATCCGAAGGATTACTTTCCATCTCTGACCACCACGCCTCAATACCATCTGACAATTTACCGGCAAAAGACCCATCTGAAGTAATACCAACCATAGCAGAAGACATAACAGATGTTAGAACACTTATATTAGTAGGACTAAGTTGAGAAACAATAGTATAATCTCCTACTAAAGTACTAACGGAAGACTGACCTAATAAATCGTCAGTTTCAATATAATTATCAGAAAAAAATGATGATAAAAATATTCCAGTCTCGTTAGTTAAATTACACATAATTGAAATACTAGTTCCGGTAGAATCTCCAGCCCCAGTAATAGTATTGACTCCAACCTTTAAGTATGTTGCCATGTCGGTTATATAAGATGGATTATAAGAAGTAGTAGAATCTAAAGAAGACATCTGAAAATAAGAGGCCCACGTTTGAGACCACGTCAAGGCTACATTAGCATCATAAGGCTCAACGTAATTTAAAGATATATTTACCAATAAAGACTTTAAAAGATTCTTTGTTAACAACGTAGACATTATTCAGTAAACACCTTCGTAGACAGAACCAACTGAGTCTTTGCCGGAAGAAAATTAAGCCCATATTGAATCGCAAAATCCGCAGATGGTCCAGTAGGTCCAACTGCTGATGGGTGTGTATGAGCTAATAACGCCGACATTAAAAGATCAAATAATATTTTCCACTGATTCCCTTTTACTAACCCCTCAATCACACCATCTTTACCTAAATGAACCAAAGCATCGCTTGACACAACGGTTTTAATAGAACTATCTAAAACCGAAGTAGTTTCAGAGCTTGCAGTAAAACCAGCCGTAGCACTTAAGTCCATAGTAGAATTTGAAGTTAAACTCAAACCTGTAGACGTTACATCAAAAGTACCAGTAGAAGTTATTTCAGTGCTTAAGTTACTAACCTCCCAGGATGCTAAAGGTGTTGACCATTTAAAAGAAGTAGCTATACTAGACTCCAGAGAATAATTACCTAAAGCATCTACAGTCTCTAGGTAGGTTTTTAAGTTATCTGTAGGGTCAGCAGCATTAGGTAAATAAAATATGTATCTAACAGGCCCGTTATCTCCCTGCAACAAGTCATACCCTGTAACGCCCGCTGTCGGGCTTAAATCATCAACCACGTCACCTATCGCAAAATAAGCTACACGCCCTCCAGGAGGGCGTGTAGCTTCTCCTGAGCCCCAGTTAATCTCTACAGTGTATTCTTGAGCTACAGTACTAACCCTTGAAGGATTAGATACGTCTGCAGCTATCGTAATATAGCTCTCAGACGTATCTGTAGCTAAAGCTCTCCTCTTCACGGACCCGTACCTGGTCTGTGAAGAGGAGGCCGCGCCTACTAATAATGGTGAAGAAATGACAGTTTCTTGAGCTGTCTGGTCTAAGGTTATAGCACAATTTGAAGATGATAAATTAATTTTATCACCTAAATAAAACATACAACCTCTACTAGATTTAAAATCCCAGTCACCTGGTTTTAGAGTCTTACCAGAAGCAGAACTCCACCCTATGCCTCCTTTAGACTCTTTTGCTGAGTCAACAACTGTATAGCTAGTGTAATAAGAAGTAGAATATCCAAACAAATGAAAAGTACCATCAGTTCCATAAGCTCCGATCATAACATCCCCAACTTGAGGAATATACCTCCCCCAGCCTGCTGAAGTGTAATCACGATCTCTACGATTAACAGCGTCAGGAGGACAAGATAAGCCTAATAGCGGTATGGTAGCAGTAGTACTTACTGATAGATTTAAAAAAGTAATGCTAACCGTACCCTTTTCAACATTGACATCGGTAACCTGTACTCTGTTTATTTTACTATAAACAGATTCATCAAAGCCTTTTCTATTACCTAAAGACCCTGCGCTAGGTATATTAGCCCTGCTTCCCATTATTTATCCCCACCCTGTCTATTAGTATCTTTTTTAGATCTAGACATCATATTAACCCAATTAAAGCTCTTCTCGTTATCACCAAAATGATGAAACACCGGCTCACCCCAAGGTCTAATTAGACCAGACCATCCTCTAACCTGATTCAAGTTAATAGAGGTTGAAACATCGTTATTCCATGAGATATTATGCGAACAGCTTACGATGTTCGCATAATAATTTCTATATCTCCAAAATATCGGCCTATTAACCATTAAACCAAATTTTGGAATTGTCTCCAATCCTATATTTCTAGCTTCTGAATTTATCTGTTTTAGTTTCAAAGCTGACAAAAGCCTACCTTCGGAGGGGGTGTCAACATAAGATTCAACCGCTCCGTCCATAAGCCTAAATCCTAAAGTTGGAATTAAAGTTTTATCCACGGCATAGACAAACTGTTGAGCAGAGTCTACATCGCCACCTAACCACAAATTCATATTATGAGGCTTAACCCTATACACGGTTAATAATCCTTTATCAGAATTTGTATTACTATAACTTAGCTGCTCATCAATACCTACAGAGAAATGATCTCTATATTTAAAAACAGGTCTATTCAAAAAATCTATAAGGTCTTGGTCATCTGTGTTCAATTCCAAGACGAGCTGAGTTAAATCTTCAGCTTCAGCATAACTTCCAGAATACTTCTGAGCAAACACTTTTTCATATGTTTCTAGTTTCTCATATGGCGTTAACTCAGAATTACTAGAATCACCCGATAAAGTTGTTCCAGGACTAAAGAACTCCGACGGGTCATGATCATACAGAGGGTGTTCAAAAACAAAATCACCACGAGGAGTAGCATAAAATCTCCACTCAATAGCCTGAGCCATATCATATAATAAAGAGAGCCTATCCTTAAATACAGAATGGTAGTTGCTTACACCGCCAAACCCTCTACTCATAATTCCACCCTCATCAAACTCAATTAAGCGAGCAGGGGCTAGATAAAATACCCTACCATGACCTACTGGATAATTCTTGAGATCTTTCCCTATTAAGTCTACAATTTGCTCCGTATTAAAATTAGACGCCTTAGCTAAAGCTGAGTTATTTATATTATCAGGATTAGATCTCTCAGCTTGGGTATTCCTATTCGTAGCTGACGGATCATATTTCATAGTCTCTAGGTCAGACTCTCTTACCCTATGATGTAGGATTTCATTCCATTGCCAAAAGTTGTCTAGTTTAATAGCACCCAAACTTAAATCATACTCGTCAGGCTCACCGTAAACATAAAATCCTACCCCAAACCTGTCAGAATTCCTCTTAAATGGAATATCACCGGGCGAAGTCATGGCCTGCCAACCTATATTCTTAATACTCTTATACGTAGCGGTTATAGTCTCATTAAATTCAACGTTAGAATATTCCTTAAGTTTTGAAACTATCGTCTCATAAGTGTTCTCAACATCGTTATTTTGATAAATAGTATCCTGTATCTGCTCAGCCGATAATCCGAACTTATCCAAATAAAGCATCAAAGCTTCTTCATTGGATATTTGAACATAAGAATAGTCTGAGTCTTGCTGCTCATCCTTAGACGGGTCGCCCTCTACACTTATGTTTCCAGTATAATATTTCTTATTTAATTTTGAAAACTCAAGACCTGGAAATCTAGCTGCGATTGAAACCTTAGAAGCTGAATCAGCGCCGAAAAAGTTAAGTTCAAGAACTTCAGCGACTCTTAAACCTGAAAAAATCTCCTTAGTCAGCCTTAAATTACTTTGTTCAGACGGAGCAGAACCAACGTCATTAATAGACTTAAATAACTTCTCGATATTAGCATCAACAAGCCCTGTTCTTACCTGAGATACAGTATACCTAGCCGTTTTAGAAACATCCGTGCAAGTAATATTAAGTACAGAATCTAGGTTAACACCCATATCTTCCGTCCACGTATCCATAAACCCCGTAAACATCCAATACCAAACACGAGGATCAAACGGATCTCTGAAGGCTACCCTTACAGGATCATTCAAATTGAATATACAATCACCCTCTTGAAACGGATAATTAAACACTGTCCCCTCTTGGGCATTAACAACTTTGATAACCTCCCCATATTCAGGCGGTTCCATGTATTGGCTATTACCGTCTCCTAAAATCTTACTTCTTGCAACTTCATCTTTTATTGAGTAGTTTAAATCATCCTCACCTAACTCACCTAATACAAAATCCTTAGATCCAAACTCAAGTAAACTTCCATTAGGAACATCTATTTTAGCGTTAGTTATGACTGAAGCTATAGCCTCAGCGTCAGCTAAAGAATTTATAGTAATTCCCTCAGCTTCTAATAAATATCTTACCTCATCATCGGTTGAAGTTGCTAAACGCAACTTCAACTCACTGAACTTATCACCGCTCATTGAACTCAAATATGTAGAAACTTGACCTGATAAATTCTGATCTAGCCCTGAACCTAATTCAAACGGATTTCCTGCATAAGGATTAGTATACTCATACCCAAAGTTACTTGGATCATAGGACTTTAAATACTCACTAGGAGTCTGAACAGTAATACCACTCTTACCACGATCTATAGATGCTTTCCACGACCCTATAATAACCATGTTTTTATGGGTTAATGTATATTTCTCTCTTGGGTTAGCTAAAGTAATTGCACAAGTACTAGGCGATCTTTCTAAGCTACCACCGGACTGATTAACTCTAACTGAGATAACATCGCCGCTTATATCATACCCGTAAATAAATACTTTAAAAGCAGGGAAAGCGGCCCGGTATCTAGTATCTATAGATATTTCATCAATATTTTTTAGAACATCAGTGTAAGCCATAAAATCCCCTACTTATGAAAAATTCTTACCAAGTGGGTTAGTAAATAAATTTCTAAGATTGTTTACTATGTTAGGATATAAATAATCCATAGAAGGCTTAGACGCTAAAGCTGTAAATCCAAACGAATAACTAATATTATAAGGATTGTTAGCAACCTCAGAAAAATCCAAAACCTTATTAAAATGACCAATTAAAGTTATATAACTATTTCCTAATAAAGGACTTGCATAAGAAATATAATAATACACAGGCTGTCCAGTTTTAGGATCTACTACAGGCTCCCTAGTAATTGAATATAAATTCCAAAATGACGCTAATTTAGCAGCTCCTGAAACAGCATAATCAGATCCTTGCAACATAACCCTCAAATCCTCGTTCTCTACTTGAGTAGTACCATCCGATACCCTATTCAACCACTCTATAGGACCCCTACCTTGAATTTGAGACCTAAACTGACCATATATACCATTCATTACAGTAGCCGTCTTTATATTAATATTACCCGTTTGCCCCGAAAAGTTAACATCTAATACGTCATTGTTTCTTCCAGACCTGTTAGACCAATGATAAAATACAGCACCACTCTGTGTGTCTTTTCTAGTTATTCTTTTGGCTTGAGTAAATGCTACAGTATTAGGATTTACACGCATGGATACACCGTGTATACCTAACCTCTTCCTGTAGGAAGAGGTTAGGTATAATGGAACCCTCAAAGACTTATCTTCATAAGGGTTAAAAGACTTCTCTATTACTTTAGAAAAATCAGAAATTAAATTACTTGATTCTGTTACAGCCATTGGTTATCCTTCATTAGCCCCGTAAAAAGCAGAACTATCTGCTACCTCTGTTTTCTGTTTATCACCCGTTAAAGGATCTATTCCTGGATGCTTCTTCTCAAAAGATTTAATAAACTTAGTATCTAAGGACTTAGCTTCGGGAGCCTCTTCACCATTTTTATGATAAAATCTTGTAATTCTCCCCTTTTTAGTTATTATATTTTTAATATTTTTACGCTCTTGAGCCATGGGCGGTATAGCTTTAGCCTTCTCACCGTAGCCTTTACCACCAGTATAATGTAAAAAATGAGTAGCATTACCTACTGGGTTTTTTACCTTGCCTTGCAATATATCCCTAGCAAAATCAAGCATATCTTTACTTACGGAACGTCCTTTATTAATGTTAGGATCATCAGATCCTACACTAGTTCCGTAAGCCCTCTTACCGCCCTGCTTACCGAAGCCATGACCGCCAGTTATCACTTCATTTAAATTTTTACCATAACCCTTCTCTTTAACCCTATTCAATGCCGTAAAAGCAACACCTGCTATTTCTGCTCTTCCCTTTTGAGTGTTTAAGGAAGCACTACCAACCTCTGACTCAAGCATGGTAGCCATAACCCTCTCTTCTTCAGTATAATCTCCACCCTCTACCCCACCAAAAGTTAAATTACAATTAGGACAATGACCCTTTAAAGATAAATTTAAATTACCCTGTTCATCAACCCCGTCAGTAATAATAGCAAGAGAGTGATTAACATAAGCAGACGCACCTTCAACAGTAGGATACTGCGACATATCACCACTCACAGCAGATGCGTAAGTAGATGAGGTTCCAAAACCATTAGGATCATCCCACTCCGCTTGATCGTAGTCTGGAGGAACAGACTGTTCTGGATAAGGTAGGTATACAACAGACTGAGGAGCACTTAGGCTAGCTCCTGTAAAATTAGCCGTAGGGACGTTCCTCTTAGGAAGTTCCCAAGATTCTCCGAAAACAGCCTTACCTAAATTAGTAAAAGTATCCTTTAGTCCCGATGAACTCATAAAACCTTCACCGGCTCTACCTAGCGTATCAAAAGACGACAAAGCCCTATCAATATGTTTATCAAAAGATTGATACTTCATTACCCCTTTTATAATCTTTTCATTCTCCTTAGACCCACCAGGAGTAAGCATATTACCCATTAGCGAGGGCAAAGATCTAAAAAACGCTATGGTAACGGCTAACGAATCACCCAAAATACCTAAAATACTGACCCCTAAACCATGTATACCTTTCATCCATTCATTATAATGAAGCTGGAAGTCTGTTAATTTCTTTTGTTCAGTTTCAAGAGACTTAGCAACTTGCCCCTGAAACTCAGTAACTTTAGCATCTAGATCTTTTATTCTGTTTACGTCGCCTGAAGCTTGAGCCTGAATCATAGCTAAAATTAGCCTAGCCCCTCCTTTACCAAAACCTGGACCTTTTTCTAAAAATACTCTAGCCCTGTCGGTATCACCGTCAAACTTATCTAATATCTTTTTTCCTATATTTATAACGTCATCTTTAAATCTTTCCTTAGATCCTTCAGACAACTTCATCATATCATCAACAAACTTGTTCCTAGCTGAAAGACCTTTACCATAGCCAGCATATTCAGCAGCAACAACTTCCCACTCAGTAGACATACCCTTCATACCCTGAGCAATTTGTTGAACACCTTCACCTACGGACCTTACAGCTAAGTGCTTGGGTACTCCAATTTCCTTCCAGCGTTCAGATAATGTATAAGTTAAATCAACAATATCCGTAATTCTATATCCCATAGACTCCAAAGAATCCGTGGCTTGGCTTATATATTCTAAAAACTTTAAAGATCCTACACCCTCTTCCCCAGACCCAGCAGACAACATACGAGTTAACGCATCTGAAGATTCAGAAATAGAAATTCCCAATTTATTTGAAAACTCAATAGACTTATCCGCCATGGTTCCAGAAGCTAACTCAAATAACTTATCCAGTGCTAGCGAATATGTTACAGCATTTTGACCAACTTCACCTAATGCTGGGTTTATATGAGTTAAAATAGTTTCTGATACTTTTCTACCAGCCTGAGTAAAAGCATTTTGTATTTTAAATACTTCAGCCTCACCTATACCGTAAAACTTTTGCATACGCTCAGCATATGCACCTAACCACTGAGATGACGTTTCAACTACACCACGCATGGCTGAATCAGCTGAAGCTACGATAACATTCTTAGCCTTCCCAGCTTGGGCAGCTAATCTCTGCTCCTCTGTTACTCCGAAAACCATAGCCATTATTGTACCTGCTGCAAAACCTGTTTTAGGATTAGGTATCCTTAGTTTAGTCAAAGCAGATGTAGTTAATTTTCCTACTGACTTAAACTCAGCACCGGCAATAGACTTAGCTGACTCAAAATATTTATTAGGTTTTTGTTTACGCTTATAAAATTTCTTATCTAAATTTTTATAAAGATCTTCAAACTTAGCAGATATTGAGTCAAACGAGGATATTGACGATACTGAACTAGAATTAACATTCTCTAAACCAGCTAATACTTTGGTAGATAAATCCCTCATCTTAGAAAATTTATCTAAACCTTTAGAAGCAGCATCCAACTTGTTGGATGCTGCTTCTATTCCTAATACATCTAAAGATTCTTTAACAGACTTTGAAGCCTCTACAAGAGACTCATTCAAACTCTTGAAATATTCAGAGTTAGATTCAGATAGGTCTGTTAAAGACCTTTCAAAATCTGAAAATTGAATCCGAATATTATCTAAAGCTTGTAAGTCTATGAACATAAATTAACCTTTTACTTCTGTAGACCTTCGTTCCACACTGACATCATGACGTTAAAGTCACCTTGATATATTTTACCATTAACACTCACAGATTGAAGGGTAGATTGATTGTTATTACCTCCCCCCGTTAATAATTTCCCATTACTACCCGGTCTACCATTTAAAGTACTAGAGGATCCTTTAGCATTAGCATTTCGAAACTGAGCATCAGTCTCGTCCCTATAAGCCGCAAATTGTTTCTGAAGAGCCTCATAAGTCTTATCATTAACTAAACCTATATTTTTACCAAGATCAACTACACCCTCCCCCATAGACTGACCTAGATCTCTTACAGCCATCCACAAAACACCTTGATTCTCTTCCAAAAACTCTATAGATTCTCCGAGCTGTTTCCAAATATTTCCAGGATCAAACTTAGCAGCAGCTTTTATATTCTCAAAAATTTCCCCTAACACGGCAGCAGCTCCAGATTTTAAAGCCTCATACATATCCCCCAGTCCCTCCTTTATATCCTCAACACCCTTCACTATACCACCCATCTGTCTAGCATAACCAGCATCAATGGCAGAAAATAGCGCCTTGGAACCCTCCGGGTCAGTAGCCATCATACCGTAAGCTTGAAACGTATCAGGTATACTTTTAAATCCAACGATTAGAGTCCCTAAAATTCCTCCAGCAATTTTCAAAAGACCTTGCCCTAGTTTAGCCATACCCTTAACTAGCTCATACTGAACTTTTTGAAGATCAGTAAGCTGCTGACCCTCAGTTTTAAAAGCATTCATAAACTCATGCACTTCTTTAGGGTCTACCCTACCACCCCTTCTTATTTCCTCAATTTTTGGAATAGCTTCTAAAATCATTTTAGCCTGTTGAGGAGTAAATCCTAATTGGGCCTGCAAGGCATACCGCTGTTGATCAACATCACCTACGTTAGAAACAATATCCCTAGACCATTGAAGCATCTCTATCATTAAGTTCTGCTGCTCCTCAGGCTTACCCTCTATAAAAATATCTTGCATCTTATGTCTAGCTTTAAGACCCTGAGCACCTTGCTTTGAGAAAACACGCTCACCTAAACTTACCTCTGCCCATAAAGGCATATTTGCAAAACCTGAGGCAAGTCCAGTAGTAACATTAGCGGCCATAGCCCCAGCCTTGGCAGGGTCTACCCCCATCTGCTTATATTGTTCCTGAATACCTCTAAGGACCTCTGAAACATCCTCTGCATCAATCTGATACTGGACTAACGCAGCCGATCCCGAATGAACAGAACTTATAAATCTCTGGATATTCATGCCAGACTGCTGCGCTGCCAAGCCAACCTGTACTGTTTTTTCAGCAGCCGTATCTAAAGAATAACCATAGTTCTCTACCATTTGAGTAGCGTTCTGCATGGTAGATCCGGAAGCTAAATTTAAAAACTTATCTAAAGCTAAAGTTGAGGTTAACGCATTATTAGTTACATCATAAAAGTTTTTGCCGTTCTTAGTTAAAGTATCATCTATCTTGATACCTAAGTTAGCAACTTGAGATACAATACCTTGTATCTCTTTTCGAGGTATAGCCATTTTCTTTTGAGCTTCTTCAGCAAAAGCAGCCATCCAGCTAATGCCCTTTTTAACTCCTACCTCAGTAATACCTCCAGCAGCCTCTGCAGCGTTTAACATCTCACCTCGCTCAGCCCCTAAACGTTGCTCAAACTGCACTCCTCCAACTATCATACCTATTAATGAGGAAAACAACCCACCTTTACTAAGCATACCTACTAAGTTACCAACTCCAGCACTATTAGCAATACCCAACAATGACTTTTTAGCACCTACACCCTCAGCCTTAAGCCTTTCCTTTATTTTCTCAGCTAAAGATACAGACTGTTCCTCTACTTCTCCACCTATCTTTTCTGCCTTTTCAAGCGCCTTGTTAGCAGTAGTATTAGCTGCCTCAACTTTCTTTAAAATATCCTTTAATTGATCTTTAGTACTATCTACACCAGCTGAAGCTAAATCAGCTCCAGGAGCTACTGCAGCTATTCTCTCAGCTGCAGTACTGCCGCTTTTTGCACTTTCAGATACTTTAGAAAAATCGACCTGCTCTAGTTTTTTAATGTTCCTTACAATACCGCTAGATGCCCTGCTTAGCCTAGTAAAACTAGCAAAACTAGCAGAAATATTCTCTACCTTACTCACTACGCCAGAAGCAAATGAATCAATAGATCTTAAAGTTGTAGATAATTTATTAGCAAGTGCGTCTGTCCTTTCATGAAGGACAGACATTTGACGATCAGCTACTTGAATTGTTTTACCAATAGACTGAGATAACGAGTCATAAGACGAACGCAGTTCGTCTATATTTCTCGTTATCTCAGATAAGTCAAAGCTTAATAGATATTGTTCTGTATCCGCCATTAGTCACCGTCTACATATATTTTAGGCTTTTTAGAACGCTTAATATTTTCGTCATAGTCTTTTAAAACCTCAGCAGGATCTTCAGTCTTAGGCTTATCAACAATCTCAACTAACGAATTTAAGGCCAATCTAGTTCCCTCACTATTCCAAATACGCTTCTTCCTAGCTTCATCAGGATCGTCAAAAACAATATCATCGTCGTCGGCCATAAAAGCATCAAGCTCCTCTGGAGTCATGTGTTTAACTTCACCAGCCTCCTCTAACTCATCATACTCATCTTGAGAATACATAGCCTTCTGCCTATCCAAAACCTCCTTAATTATCTCCTCCCTACCTACAAACATAGTTAAAGGTAGAATTTCTTCGTCTTTAGGACGCCTATAACGAACAATTGGATCTCCAAGAGAATCTACACCAATTTGTTCTTCAATAGGTAAAAGATTTAAACCCAGCATTGATATAAAACTCTTACGAATTATGTCACCAATAGCTGTATACTCTTCAAACTTCGTTTCCTCCCTATGATAAAGACTTTCTAATTCAAACAACCATTGAGTTGAATTCATTTCTTTAACACTAGGATCAGATATTAGAATATCCTTCCTAGAAAGCACTTCAGCTTTTATTCTAATCTGCGCTACTACGTTTCTCCATCCTGGGAAACTTCGGTCTAGCTCGTCTTCTCTTCCGACTCCAAAGTTTCCTCTGACGAGTTTTTTAGTTCACCTTGAGCCATGCTTTGCCTAGTTTCAAGCTCCCTCCATTTAGAGTGAAGATCGTCAATATAATCAGTAGTAAACTCATTAAGAAACTCAAGCATCATATTAGCGTAAAATTCCTTTTCATTGTTATTACTAATTTTCATAAGTTCAAGTAAATCTTCCTTTGATCTACTCTCAACCGCCTCTTTAAATAATTCCTCAGGTGTTGCTCCGTCAATAGACCTAATACCTATTGCTAATTGAGCCCTACGTACATTAAACGCCAGACCAAGCTCTGTCTGATAATGAGACTTATTATAAGACCATCCAGCCTCATGATCATTTAACAGCCTCATACGATAGGTTCTACCTCGTACAATAAAATCATCTTCCAAAAAAGAAGACTCTAACTCTGTATGAATATCTCTTAAAATTTGCGCTGCACTAGACATAGCATTTACCTCCTGCTACTCACCAAAAAAATACACGTTAATTGGGTTATGTTTTTATCACTCCCACCTTAGCGGGGTTACCATAATAATATACTCGAAAAGACTAAATATTAACCAAACACATTTTTGACAATACCATTAACAGTATCCTCAATACGTGATTGTATTTCTCCAACTTTATACTTTCGTACATAAGTTAAGGTAGCATTCGCTCTGGTGATTCTATCACCTTGAGCCGAATGCGATCTTCCTAACGAATTAAACCAACAACCTGTGTAGGTATAGATTTCTATAGATCCGTCAGGATTATCCCATCTTTCGTTTATAGAAAATGGATTACTTTGATCAGTCAACATAACTATATCGAAGTTAGGCCCCCAACAATTTTCCATTTTCTTAGTGTATAAATCAACTCTATCTATACCGATAGTAAGTCCTGACAAAGCTCCAGGACTGTTTTCACAAACAAGTCCTGGAGCTGCTGCATTAATTTCATAGACATGTTCTACAGAACGGCTTTGCTGAGGATTCCAACCTTGAATATAGCCTATTGTTTGCCCTTGAATTCTAATGGATAAAGCATGGTCTGTTCTAATAGAAGTTTGAGGTGCTAATGTACCTCTAGTAGTTCTAGCCTCTGGATCAGATCTAGTATCATTCTTACTAAATAAATCATTTACAAAATTAAAATCTGAAGGCAAAATAACTACTCCTCAATTACGGAATGTTAATCTTATTAGCATAGACCAAAGAAGCATTAACTTTAGTAATACGGTCACCCTGGGCAGAGTGCGTTCGACCCAACGATGTAAACCAGCATCCAGTATATTGCCATCTTTCAATAACAGTAGTTCCCTCTACCTTATTAGTAAGAGTTTGCCACTTTTCAGTAACCGTAAAGGGCTTAAATTGATCAGTAAGCATATCTATATAAAAACCTGGACCCCAAATAGTCTCCATTCTCTCTAAATAAAGATCATAGCGATTAACACTAATATTTAAACCGCCGATATTTCCTGGAACATTCTCAACGACGTTACCAGATCTAACACCATCACGGGTAGGACCAATTTGAAATACAGGAGTAACGGTCAAACTCTGTTGAGGGGTCCACTCCTGAATGTGACCTATAATAACACCTTCACACTGAATAGTCAGTGCATGGTCAGACCTGGTTGAAGTATAAGGTACTGTCATCGTTAGCTCTCCTTACCTATTAAACTGTGAAAAAAGGATTATCTACGGAATACTCACCGTAGAACCTCTTAGCTACATACTTAAGATTAAACCAATATTTAAACGTAAACGTTCTTGGATCTGTAGAATCCTGAGCTACTTGAATATCTGTCGTAAAATCTAACTCTCTAACAGATCCATCAGAATTACGATAAGGACCTATAGACCCTGCATTAATTTGAGCCTTAATAGCAAGCGCAATCCACGACTTAATATCCGTTATAAAATCAGAAAGGTCATCAGGAACAATACCGACAACATTTTGCTCTAAAACAGTCTCAATAGACCTTGTAACGGCATCCTTCTGAGCACTCGAACTAGGTTCTTCAAACTGAACAACCCCACCAGACTCAGTTGTAAGCGGGTCTGTAAGCACAATATTACCAGCCTTAAGAGTATTAACATTAACACCATTGTCAGCTAACACATGCCTCTCAGATGTAAGATAGGTTGTAAAGGTACTATCAGTTAAAAATCCTGTAACATATTTATTCAATAAAGCATCTGCTGGACTAGCTAAAGAACAAAATTTAGCAGCATCAGCTGTAGCCAAATAATTACCATCAAGTGTAACAGTAATCTCAGAACCATCTTCTAAAGTAATAGTTCTAGAACAGTTACTTGGAGCACATAAGATTAAACGACCACGAGCTGGAGAATTAACACCCGGTTGCAAAGTCTGAGTAGAGGCATACACAAAGGTATCAGGTGTATCAGGATCTCCTACAACAGTATCACGAGGCATTCCGAACCAACCTCGCCTATATTTTTTCTCGGTAAGAGAAGACATATTAGCTACATGATTCATAAGCTTAGTCTGAGTAGATGTAATATCACCAGAAACTGACGACAACACTACTACATCAGTGATAGAAGAAGAATTCTCACACCCATCCACGGCTGAATTAATTTGAGTCTGAGTTGGAGTGCCAGCAACACTGCTATCATTAACCTGACAAACTATAAGAGAAGAAACTCCATTCTCAAAAGCGATTTCAGCCCCAATAGCAAGCTCATTAAGAGAATAATTATAAACAGTCAATGGAGAAGTATATTCATACAACTGATCTAAGTTATAAACACGAGTAGGATTCTCATAATCAGCAGTAGGTCTAGTATAATCATAAGTACAATAATAAGCAGAACCGTATGAAGGTCTAGATCCAGTTCCTAAATACGAGTAACTAACTACACCAGTAGGAAACGTTAATGAAGAAAACATATCTGTAATATAAGTATCAGTAGTAGAATAAAGAACAATCTCAGTGTCAGCACCTGTTTCAACAGGTTTATTAGCAAAATCCTTAGGCGCAGTAAATGTCATCACATCTTCCCAAGTACCGGTACCATCATCTGCTACCCAAGTATCTACAATATCAAAAGTAGTAGCAGTAACAGCTGAAGCTGTAAAATTACCATTATAATTAGTTGTTCCAGTAATTGTAACAGCATCACCATCAGAAAGAGTATGACCTACTGAAGTAACTATAACATGCGCAGCATCACCCCTATCAGCAAATGCGCTAATTGAACCAGTATTATAAGTAGCTACGTGACCATAGTAAGGACCATACCCAGCAGCAATAGCCGTAGCGTTAGTAGCTAAAAACGTATTTATCTCAAGAGCAACTTCAGCAGCAGTAGGTGTAGCATCAGGAGACAACGTAATAGTTACCGGATCATTACCATTTATAGAAAGCTTAACCTCGTCATTAGTCCCAGCAACAATAGCTGACCACAATCCAGGCGTATCACTAGACACGGAAGACTGAACAGAAGTACCTGATATATACCAATCAATAGTATTTCCAGTCTCCTCAAAGTCAGTATCCTCCAAATAATTATAAGCACCAGGAGTAGACCCAACCCTTACAATATCAGAAAGAGGATTGGTAGCATCAGCATTCTCTAACGCATCTGTACTAGTATCAACTGTACCATAATCAATAGTAAAGGTATCACTAGAAGAATAAGACGTAGCAGCAATAGTAAGGATAGAAGATGCTTGAACACCAGTATCTACAACAGGAGCCCATGCGGCATTACTTATAGTAGACGCACCATCTAAAGAAGAATCATAAGACAAGATAACCTTAATATCAGATGCAGAAGTCGTTAAAGGTGAAGTCAAAGTAATAATAGGATTAGCAATACCTGTAGCTGAAGAAGCAAATGAAGAATAGCTAGCGCCATAATCCGAATAATAAGTTCCTGAAGCATTGCTAAGCTCGTAATTAATCCATGCTGCAACTTCTGCACCTGTTGCAGCATTGGCAGCAGTAATAACACCAGCAACTTGGCCAGCTTGAAAATCAATTACTACAGCCTCTTTACCATCTGCAGAAAAACTAAATAAAGACGTACCAGTAGCAGTAGAAACATCAACAGTTGCACCACCCCACTCAGTACCAGTCAAAGACGCTGCATTAAAACTCCACTCACCTAAAGCTAAAGCGTTTCCATTCCTATAAACTATAGCATTATTTCTATTTCGATCAGACGTATTAGTTAATGTAGCAATATGAGGCGTACCGGAAGCTACCGTCAAAGTCTCAGCACTGACCTTACCCCTAATAATAGCCTCATCCGTAGTACGCCTAGTCCTTGGTGCAGTTCCTACCAAACACAGCACCCTATCAGAACTCACTGATACGGAGCTAGGCTGAATTCTCTCCTGAATATAAACTCCAGGATCTGTATAACCAGATATGTTTAAGGTCATTTATCTTCTCCTTGTTAACTTTATAACTTAGATCAATACCCTATTTAGATATTATATCTTATTGTTAGTTGGGATATTAAAGTATAAAATATTAAACTATTTTTTGTAATTTATGCCTTGAAAATAATCCCCATCAGGCGAAGTCACGCTAGAAGACCCAGGATACCCAGGGTCTGATCCTCCATATTCTGAATTTATAGTTCTAGACGCATTATCAAGAAAAGCAGGAGCAGTAACAGATTTATCTATAAAGTCTTCAACAAATATAGGTATACTTCCACGTATGGCATAAATCTGGTCATACTGCTCACCACCCTGTCTAGGTTTAGTAATTTCAGTAGACCACGCAAACTGATTCTTCAAAATGATGTGAAACCACTCTTCAGGATCTAAGCCCCTCTCAAAATAGCTTCTACCAAAGAATTGAAACCTTCTTTTTTCCATATAATATGAAAAAAATGAATAAACAAGGTCTGACAACTCGGTACGAGTTGTCAGACTATCCGTAATAACATCTAAATTAATTACCATATCAGCACTACTAATGTACCTCCTTCGTGGTACATTAGTAGTGCTCAAATACGTATCAGAATCACCTACAGTAAATCCAAACGCTGTTAAAAGACTAGAAGTTCCTCCAGTAATCTCTATATACTTTGACAAAGTATTCGCTGAAGCCACTCCACCGGACATTATTCTAATAGCCCCATCAGAAGTATAACTCCAAGTCGAGTATAAAGCTTGACTCATATTTATATAGTTACACACTTCTGCGGCAGTGACGCTTGTAGCGTCACTGAACGCCCCTGAAGGAAAAGCGATAGTGCTCGATAGAGCACTATCTTCCGTGCCTCCAGGCCATGTTGTAAACTCTATATACCAAGGATCATCAGACCCATGATCTAAATTGAAATTCTCATACTTAGTTCCAACTACTGAAGGAGCATATTGAACTACAGAAACTATATTTGATCCAATACCCATAGTCCTCTGCTTCACGTTAGCTGAAGTAATAGAAACCATAGGAAACTTATCAGGAGTATCTGCATAAGCTAAAATCGTATTAACTACAGTTTGCAAAGAGTTCTCCCCTGTAGACGCTCCTAACGCATATTTTTCAATATTAGGTACAGAAGTTATCTTTTCGCTAGCATCAGAAGTTTTATAACTAAAGTATTGATTCAACTCAACTAAAAAAGCAGATTTAGCCGTCTCTACTAATTGACCAAATCTAGGAGGATCATCGGACGAGTAAGGAGGTGTTGATACGTACTTCCTATTATCATAATTTTCAGCTACCATTTATATATTACCTTTACTCAATCTCATATTTTATGTACCACTCAACAAATGCAGGATCACTCTTAAACACTCTAACTGGTACTTCATCTAAACCATAAACTTTAGCCGCCATATATCTATGATGCCCGTTTAATATAACGTAGCTATCGACATCTTCATCAAAGGTTACCGAAATTGGAGGAAGACCGTCAGGCCAACCTCTACTTCTATTAAAATCCCATAACAGTGAGTCTATTTGTTCCTCAGATTGGTCATACTCAGTTGGCTGTAACTCATACGTTTTTAAATAATCTAAATAATAAGCATCCCCAGACTCAGACTCCATTGCAATCTTATTAAAATCTAAATCAAATATAGTTAACTTCATATTTTAACCTATGTAAGGCTTTGGCGGCTCTGGGAGACCTTTTCCTAATTCTGGGGCAGCATTTAATAGATTATTATATGTTGTACCATGATACTGGCCTTCACTATAATCGTCACCGTATACCAGCTCATACTCATAGTCAAAAGACCCATAGGAAAAATCCTCCATGCTTGGCACCAAAAAACCATCCCACCCATAATCAGAATCAACAACTTTAGAAATAGGAGTTAAATAATAAACTGCTTTTAGGTTGTTCTCAGGTACGTCTTCAGTATATCTAAACTGCTGGGTAACCTCCATTAAAACATTGTCTGGAATCTCCTTAGTTACTAAATAATTCCTAACAAGATTAGAAAAATCAGTTAAATTTAAAAATACAGGAAAAGGATTCTCAAAAAAACTAAAAGTAACTTCACTTATTGAAGCTCCTGAATCCGACCAATCCACAAAATCACCAGAGTCTAAATAACTATCCTCTATAAACTCCTGACCCGCCTCCTCAATCTCACCGTCAGACATAGAGGTTACATCATATAAGTCAATAAACTGATCTAATTGAGACTTAAGGGTAACCTTAACAAGTTCTTCCGCATCATAATCAGTCTTAGGACTAAATTCAGACATATCTAATTTTACAACAACTAGATAATCAGTAACATAATGATTACCAGAGTCATCTTCTTCAGTAGACCAACTTAAAACTCTACCTACCGCATACGCAGCAGCTACTTCAAAAGTTGAAGCCGTATGAAAACCAGGATACTCTAATATACCCTGATAGGTTTCAGCCTGCGACATTGGAGGGTTTGCTAAAAATGGCATAGAAGTCTTGCTCAAAGCTTCTGCTATCTTTTTATAGTTTTTATCGTTTAAAAAGAATTTCATATTTATACTACCAAATTAAAGAATAATAACCAACTTCATCAGCAACTCGTAATTTAAACGTTTGAATGGTAATCTGATGCCCGCTAGGATCACTCATCTGCCAATCAGTCATTATATACTTTCTATCCCCAGCTAAAGCACCATCCTTAAATCTAAACGCTATAGAAGGCCCCTCTAATAATTCATCTTTAGTGTTAACCTCATAAGTAGCACTATCAAAAGAAGACAAACCTACAGTCCAAAAATTCATAGTGTGAGTAGGTAAATCTCCATATTCACTTTTTATATAATTCTGTCTAGGTTTACTATTATTCACATAAATCCACGGACCATATACATATTTATCATTTACAAATTCACTTAAAGCTATAGTTGAATATCTAGCTCTCAATATCTCAAATAAAGGCGATAAGGTATCAGTACTATCCCTAATTAACGTTACTTTAAATCTTATCGTACCAGATGCTGGATTATCCGTCGATAATCCAGCAATATCAGACCATGTTAAACCAGAATCTAACGAATACTCAACAGTTACTGAAGAGTCATTCGCTATCCTTATAAAAGAACTAACGTCATACTCCCACACAGACCCAAAAACAGATCTGTTAAAAGACTTATCACCAGATTCTATAATACCCGTTGTTGCAGTACTAGCTAATTGTACTTTAGATGATTTAAAAGTAGTAGTAACCTCAACATCAGTTAAGGTTACGTCTGAATCAGTAGCAGACATCCATAAAGTCTCATACCCAAATTTAGTATATCCAGGAACTAAGCCTATCCCGTGACATGAAGCACACTTCCTATCCGCCGATTTATGATGCTCATTATAACATGAACACTTATCACCAGACTCTACACCTAACCATAACTCCGTACGTAACCCACCTCCTACAACCTTGTCAAATAATAAGGCTCTCTCTTTTTCATATTTTTGAAGCTCAACTATATGTTGATAAATAGATCTCCCCCAATAACCTGTAGACATATTACCTAAGCCCTTGCAACCAGACCTATTAGCCATTATTTCCTTAATTCCCATATATAAGCCCTCTAATAATTCGTCTAAAGTCTACCTAATAATAACTCATAAAATAGTTCATCTAGACTTCTCTTCTCATTAGGATCAGCTACAAGTTTTAAAAAAGTATTTAAACTTTGAAGATCTAAAAGGTTAGCAAAACGCTTATTGTCAGCGTTTTGAGGATCTTTTAAATCTGGGGTTATACGTTTCATTATAAGTTACCTCCACTTATTGATCCTCTGAATGTAGCCCCGTTTGGTGATGTAGACAACATAACGTACCAACTTAACCCAATACTTAACTGCGCACCAAGAGTTCCACTTCTAACATATTGTAATTTAAACTCTCTAATATGCTTATCTAGTTCAGAAGCTAACGAATTTCTTAAAGATTGTAATGGAATATAATGCGTCTGAACAAAAGATTCTCCCTGAGATGAAAATGAATTAAGATCCTGATCAACTGCAAATAAAAATTGAGAATCTAAACCAAACACTAAAGCAGACCTACAAAGTATTTCCCAAGCAGTGTCAACTGGAAAGGTCTCAAGACTGGTCCAAATTACACTAGGCTGTGCAGCACAGATCCTAGCAAGTCCTGCTTGTAAATATATTACTAATTGAGCATCCGTATAACCTAAATTACAATATTCAAGCTGACTAACAGGTTTAATAGTCTTATCAATTAATAATCTAAATCTAGGTAGTAAAGATAAGACTTTAGGAGATACAATATCACATACTTGAGTTTTATATACGTCCTCAGAAGTTGAATTTTTCCTTATATGCCAATTAGCAAGCAATACACCAGCAGCATCAGTCTCGCCAGATTCGGTACCAAATGTTATTTGGTACCGACCCGTTGCAGGATGAGTTATTCTGCGATTATCAGGATAAGTAACAGGCCAATAAGTTTCACTATATAAAACAGACCCTCCAGCATTAGTTATCTCCAGATCCAACTCTCCAGACGCAGAGCCGTCTGCAAGAATTGATTCGTCAATATCTTGAGGATTCCCATCATCATCCTGAAACGTTATGCTAATAACCTTTTTACTATTTGTTCTAATAAGTGTAGTGGAATCCAATACAGACGTTGCAGATTCTCCAGGGGTTATTAACATTTCTTACTCCTCACTATCATAACGATCATATTCTATACTAAACATAAATACAAGTCAGCGCCTACTATGCACCAAAAAGAGCTATAGATACATTAGCATCCAAAGAATCTGCTTCTACTGAAAGAGCAGTCACAGACGCTCCGCTGATAAGAACAAAGCCGTCAGCATCAATATTAATCTCGTTAGTAGTGTTTATTGTTAGGGTGCAAGCTTGGCTAGCCCCAACATATACTAAAGTAGCTTCTGCTATCGTACCTAATGAAATACTAGTAGGTGCACCGGTAGGGACACTGTAATAAGTTATCAAACTCTCGTCAAAGGTAACACTAGGACCTGACGTGGAACTAGGACTTACCGTAGGGCTCCCTAATGCTAGACTTGCGCTAGGACCAGTCCCAGTCACATACGATGTAATAGTTCCTGTTATGGCGGCTGTACTTGACATGTTTTCTTTCTCCTATTTAATTGTTAATTTCTGGATTCCTGCAAACCAAAGCTCAATCCTACGGAAAGAGCACCACCAAGTAAAAGCCCGACACCGAGATACAAAGCAGGACTCCTGTACCAGGAGTCCTTTTTTTCAAGAGCTTTTCGTAAAGCACTAGTTTCTTTGATTCTAATACTCTCAGAATCATCAAAGTTTTTCTGCCAAACTTCTAAAAGTCTGGCTTGTACCTTCAATTCTTGATTAGTAACGTCGAGCAATAAATCTTGTTTTTCTATCTTAAGCTCAAGTTCTGGTACAAGCTCAAACTTGAGCTTTTTATACTCTTCAATATCCTGCAACATTCTAGTTGCAGTATCTTCATCAAACCAAATACCTTTTACACCATTATGTTCGACAACTTCAGCTGACAAAACATTAAACGGAACCAAAAATACTAAAACAATCAAAAATAATATAAAACACTTTTTCAAAGCTAATACCCCAACTTATTAAATCTATCAGATTTTTGCTGAATAGTTAATTTATTAATTTCTTTTTTTCGCTTAGAAATATCCTTTTTAATAGAACTAATTCTATTATTAATAGAATTAATTTCTTGTTTTACATCTTTTTTACTTAACTTAAGTAACTCAAGTTTAGCCTCAAGTTTATCAATCTCTTTTTTGTTATTAGCTAATTCAATTTTCTTTTTAGTAATAGCTAATAATACTTTATCTTGAATACCCCAATAAAGACATAAAACAAGAGAAATTATAGAAACTGTTATAGTAATAACTTTCCAATTCTTCTTAATAAATATACAGATTTTACCCAGAGTCTTCATTTAACAATACCTTCTTAGCAAGTTTAGCTTTAGAAGCTAAGCTTACAGTTACAACTTTATATAGAAACAAGCTCAAGCATCCTAGTCCTCCTCCGACTAGGATGCTTGATTTCCATGATTCCTCAGGTAATAAAAAGCCTCCAGCTATACCTAATATTAGAGGTAAAAAATGTATAAGTCTTAGCCCAACAGAAGTCTTAAAAAATGAAATTTTCTTTTTAAGACCTTGAGTCAAAAAAGCTACAACAATAGGTAACCCAACATATGGACCATAATTAGTAAAAATTTCAACAATTTCTTGCATAATTAAAACCTCCTTTTAATTAAAAAATTAAACGTTAGTTCCTAAAGTTTCACTTACAAAAGTTACATACAAAGTTAAAGGTGAAGCCGTACCATTAACAAACTCAACTACAACTGGATAACCTCCAGAATGATGAGACGTCGGAGATGACAATGAATTAGCAGGATGCGTAGATGCATCTTCAAAAATTAACTCAGCTACGTCACCATGAAAAGTCCATGTCCCTGCAGCATCATCAACAACCCAAGTATCTACTATCTCAAAAGTATTAGTAGCTGAAGATGAAACAGTAAAAGTACCATTATAATTAGTAGACCCTGTAATAGTGACAGTATCACCATCTAAAAGACCGTGCCCTGCAGAAGTAACAACTACATGAATAGCGTCACCAGCGTCTGCATATTGTGTTATTGCTCCAGTAACAACAGTAAGAGCAGAAGCTGCACCTTGTGAGGCACCACCTATATGAGTAGATGTAGAATCAAAAGGCGTACCGTTCCATCTTCCACCTAACAAAATTTCATAAGTAAGATCATCGACCAAAACAGGTTGCGTTGATTTTACAGATATTGAAACATTTCTAAATGGCATACTGGAAGGTGCATCCCACAATCTAGCAGTACCAGCTGCCGCTATAGAAAGAGTTTTTGTAATTTGCCTGTATTGACCCATAATAATCTCCTTTAAAAGTTAGATCTATACCGTTATTCTATTTTATCAGATTTATATTTGGAAAGTTAAATTTTAAGAATTAAAGATCATCATCTTCTTCAGAAGTAAGATCATCAAGAAACTTATTAGCAAAGTTTTTAACGCTCTTATAAACACCCTTAGTAGAAATATATTCCCAATCTTCTAAAGAAAGTTCTGGTAAAAGCATTTCTAGTTCTTCTACAAAATCTCCAGCTTTAATCCTCATAGGACCTTGATCACGAGAAGCTTTATGACACAACCCTACAACAGTAGGATTAATCTCAATAGCTTTCTCAGCTTTTTCCATAGCATCCTCTAACTCTGAAGCACGTTGTCTTTGTAACCTATCAGAAGGCATTTCCTCCTTATTTTGCAACCCACTCTTAAGCTTAAGAGCCTTACCAAGCTCATAATCAAACGTTGTATTATTTCTATCCGCAATACGTTCATAATATTCAATATACTCATCTTCAGTAATAGTTCTCAGAGCTTGAGGAGACCTAGTAACTAACTTACGAAAATCAGGACTTGTTTTAATAACCTCAATAGGAACCTCATTGGTCAAATTATAAGGTCTTCGAGTCTTAGGAATAATAACATGATATTCATCACCACCTAATCCTTTAAAGGAAATAGATATTTGTGAATTAAGCATATTTTGAACAAAAATTTCAGAATTTTCAGTAAAATATTTAGAAAAATTAACAATAAGTTTACTTCTTTTACTTGTCGTTTGTTTAGGAATAGTCATATAATCATCTCCAACTTCTCCCTTTAATTGTAAAATAAAAGGGTCACGGCAAAACACTTTAGCTTTACCTTTTTTTATTAATATACGCGATTTAGCTGGATTTGTATAAGATAAAAACTTATTATTAGAATCTAATACAGGAATATTATTATCTTTACCCATATTACCAGCCTTCGCTGACCTCTTACTTATAAAACATAAGTAAGGTTTAACTCTTTTTATAAAATAAAGGACAACGGCCAGGGAAAGGAGGGGGAAACCTGACCGCTGCCCTTAAAACCTAATTACTACTTAGAACCCTTAGCAGCAGCTTTAGCATTCGGAGCACCAAAACCAACCATCTCAAGAAACACCCAACCTTTACGAGTCTCACCAAGAGCATACTTATTATAAGGCTCAGAAAACAGAGAAATACGTTCACCCATCTCACCGAGATAATCAGGGCCGGTACATGCATAAAAAGTTCCAGCAGGAATGACTTGCTCAACACCTGTACCTGCAGCCGTCAAGATCTGAGCATTTAACAGATTACCAATATGGCCAGCCAAAAGAAGCTCACGCTCACTAACTGGGTCAACTGCAGTAGACATATTCTTGATAATATCAGAAAGCTCAGCACGATTAATAAGAAATTGCTCTACCAAAAGTCTGTGCTGCTCAACTTGAAAACGAACATCCTCGAAAGCACCAACTCCCAAAGAAGCAAACGTAGTAGTAGTATTTACAGCAGTAGACAACCTATCAAGAAGATCAATACCGAGCTTATCTTCTTGAAGTTCAATCTCCTGACGAGCTGTATCCTGAGCACGCTCCAGAACATCAAAGTTCATTTGATAAATGTCCATAATGTCGATAGCCGGAAAAGATGTAATCTTTTGCTCATTCGGAGTGATCCATTTGGTCTTAATCTTGGCTTCAGGAGTTTGACCGTCCTGACCAATGGTATAAGCAACCGAACGGATGTCTTTCGGGATACGGAACAGTTCGGCCTGGCCGAGCTGACGTACACGATAGATCTTCCTCGAAAAACCCTCGTAATCAAGGATAGCCTTAATCGGAAGAGCCAGCTCTTGACCAACCACTCGGAGTCCTTGCTCAGAAGGATCTTTAAGAGCGGCAGCCAAAATCTCACGGCGTTGATCCAAGGAGTAACTTGCAGATTCAGGAGTAGCAAAAGTCAGGCGACCTGCATTCCTCTTAGTATGGTTATTCAACAGATGAGAAACTTGAACAAGCGCATCACGCTTATCATAAGCATTAAGCTCACCATCAGAATCAAACATACGACGGGAAGTATCAGACGACGTAACGTTTCTACTAGAATCGTAGTCAAATCCTTGTGGGTTAAAAGTTCCATTCCCCTCAAAAAGAGATTCGTCTTGCTTATCAGCCATTTTCGTACGAGGACGAACAGCTAAACGACGAGGCTCTTTCGTTTCCTGAGAGGGTGTCTTTGATGCTAATTTTCTATACGGATTATCCATAATATATCTTCCTCTCTATTAAATAACCGTTTTGATTCCGATATAAGGATCAGCCGGTGTAGGAATTTGCACGCAATATCCAACGGTAGGACCCGAACCAATAGACGAATCAGTAACTAAACCACGAAGAACTTCAGCAGTAGTTCCTGCCAAAACAGCCCCATTAATAGCCCACGTAGCCGCTGGATCAAACATAGTTGTGTAAATGATAGATCCTGGACCATGAGCAACAGTAACTTTATCAGACTGAATAGTTACATCATCATCAAAGTTCCAAAAGTTCTTACCATCATCAAGCAATTGTTGAGCAGTAAGAGCGTACTGATAATTAACATACACGTATTCACCATCTGAAATCGTACCACCTCCTACACGAGTTACAGTACCATTAGTATAGTCAACAGTATAATCGCTACCTCCACCCTCTGTGTACACTGTACCAGCAGCAGGGTCAGTAGCAACTCGCACTCCAGCCACTGCTCCAGCAGCTGTTCTAAGATTAGCATGTGCCAAACTAGTAGCCGTAGTACCATTCAATTGAATGTACTCTCCAACCACTGCTCCGTAAAGAGTCGTAGTCTTATTATACAGAGCCCACCCATAAGGCGAACCAGCTGAACCCAATAAGGCTCCTGTAGTTACATCAACGTTACCATTCGCATCTAACTGAACAAGCATTCCAGCTTGAAAAGTAGCTGTGGAAGCAGCAACGTAATCGCCGAACGAGTTGATTACTTGAGAGCGCTGGTGGTCATATCCTCGCTCAATTGTGTCAACACGAAAGGCTTCTCGTCTAGGTTCTAGTGCCATTTCATATCTCCTCTTGTTAGGTTATCCTACAACTATGCCTTTAGCCTCTTGAGAGCGTTACTACGCTTACTCAATCTTGTGTTACCCATAGCTGCTCGAACTCCACCAACTAAATTATTATTTGTGGTAGAGGCATCAGGTCTACCAGTATTTACTTGAAAATTACCCTCTACAGCAGCCGTCTTTAAATTATCTCTAGACGCAGACTTAAAGGATTCTTCAGAAACTTCAACAGATTTAATATTAAGATTATTAAAATCAGACTCTAGGTCATTAAGATATTCATCAGATTTCTTCATAAGACCTGCAGTTCTCTCTAACAATATATCAACAAAATCTTCTTGGCCAGTAGAAGCTATCATTTCAATAAGTTCACTCGCATCAGATTGCGGCATACCTATATAAGCATCACCATTAGCAAAATTTTGTTGATTAGCTAAAACGTCCATAGAAGCTGCTTTATAAGGGTTCTCGTCATAATTAAGCAACATTCTAGTAGAAGCAAGTTTAACACATTTTACAAATTTTTTAATAAATTTCTCATTAGCCTCTTTAGCTAATTTTTTAGCTTTAGCTGTATAAAGCTTTTTAATATTAGCCTCTACACTCTGAAAATCAACATCAGAGCCTTCCTGAGAAGAATCAGCTGCTTGATCTAAAGACTCAGTATGAACAGTATCTTCACCTTTCAAAATACTATCAGGCTTACTATCATAATTAGGATCAGTAACAAACTCAGCATCAGATTCAACACCTGCAATAACTTTATCATAAGTTTCCTTAGTATTAAACTCAGCACCATCAGGAATAGTCTCAGAAGGATCATCTAAATCATCTTTAACTAAGTCATCCCCATCTTCATGTATCGGTTCAGAGGCTTCAGGCGTTAGCATCTCATCAAAAACCGGTTGAACATCATCATCAACACCCGCAATTAAAGTTGTATTAGCACGCTTAGCTGCAACTTTAGGACCCTCATAAATAATCCAACCATAGATTTGATTAGCTTTTCTCTTAAGATAATCTAAATTAGACTTATCTTTTGGTCTAGCAATAAAAAGAGGTTTACCCTCAAAAGAAGCTAAAATATCTCTTCTAGGAAGAACTCTAACAGTGACCTTAGAGGCTGTTTTAGGGTCTTTAATACCCATATACTTAAGATTTGCATCTTTTTTATCTTCCTCTTTTTTATCTTCCTCTTTTTTATCTTCCTCTTTTTTATCTTCCTCTTTTTTATCTTCCTCTTTTTTATCTTCCTCTTCCTTCATCTGAGCAACTCTATCCAATAATTCTTCTTTATCAGATTTATCTAAGTCTTTCTTATCTTTCTTATCTTTCTTAAAATCGTCTTTCTTATCTTCCTTAAAATCGTCTTTCTTATCTTCCTTAAAATCGTCTTTCTTATCTTCCTTAAAATCGTCTTTCTTATCTTCCTTAAAATCGTCTTTCTTATCTTTGTCCATAGAAGGCTCCATATCAAATTCCAGAGGTTTAATATCAGGTTTAGAATCAATAACCTCTTCAACTGGATTTATTAATTTATCATCAGCAAAAGAACCATCCATATCTTTATCAAGACAAGGAAGATCTGACTTCGTATTCATATCAGAACCAAGATCCAAACCTAATGAGGGTTTATCCGAATTAAACTTACCAGAATCTTCCAAAAACCTAGAAACCATCATATAAGCATCATCAGGATTTTCAGACATCTTAAGGTCTTCCAACAACTTGTCAAAACCAGGAGGAGCCATCATCGCATATTTACGACCAGCAGAATTCAAAAGATCCCTAGTCTCAGATTCAATAATAGATCTCTCAGAGGCTGTTAAAGAAGCTTTACCCTCTTCATGGATATTAAGAACAGTCTCAAACAGTTTTATCCTGTCAATACTCATATTATTTACCTTTTTCTGATAGATAGTTATAAATTATACTAGCTAACGAATCAGGAATATCTTTGGCATACCTAGCCGTAAAAGAAATAATCTCTTGAAGATCTAAATCTTTGCCAGAAGCAGCCTTTCTTGCGATCTCTAGTATACCCTCTTGAATAACAGCCGTTTTATCAGCAGGATCAGCAACAGCCGATAGTTCCTGGTACACAGTACCCCTACAAAGCTCACCAGCTATTCGATAAGTACCGTCATTCATTTTGTATTCTCTATTAGAATACTTGTTTCTAATATGATCACAAAATTCCCAAGTCGTAGTAGCAACATTACCACACACATTACAAACAGTGTCAGCAACATCAGCACCCATTGAAAAAGTCTTAATAGCCCCAGATTTATAAGCATCAGCTAACGCAGGATCTTTTGTTTGATCAACAGCTAATACCACTTCAACAAAAACATCATTATCAGGAGCAACACCAACAGACTTCATACAAGCCTCTTTAACTTCATCATCAGCAACATTTTCTAAATTCATATGAGAATCTAAAATAACGCCCCTAGCTACTTCATATCTAGAGGCGTTGTGCTCAACAAAATGAGGCTTATTATTATAAGTTTGATAAGTTCTACACCCAAGCTCTGGACGAAAAGCTACGCTTTCATCAAAAGTCCAACCATCTAAATTAGCATTAAACCTTCCAACACTATTAGCTCTGGCAGGTATCAACAAATAATCTGAAGGGTCTCGACTTATCTTATATACGTCGGCAACAGCATCAAGTCTCTCTTCTAGATCAATAGACCCACTCTTATTCATATAATAAGACTCAGTCTTAGTAGAAGAAATTTTATTCCAGGAACCTTTACTCAAAACTCCTAAAATCTCAACTGATGATATTTTCTTAAACGACATATACGTATGCTTATCCTTTTTGACAAACTATTTATAAGTATAATATAAAATGTGTCGGGGGATTAAAGTTTAATTTTTAAATTTTAACTAAAGGTAGGAAAAAACTTATAACACATTTGAACTAATCTTTACCAAAAAGAAGTTTTTTATTAGTCTCAAATCGTTTTACTGGAATACTAATATCTAAAATTCCATTATTAAATGAAACTTTTGAATTCTCTAAATCTAAATCCCTGTATACCTTAATCTCATGATGAAACTTACTCCTAAATTTCTCTGAAATATTTTCCCTAGAAGTATTATCAGCCATTATATGCAACTTATCGGCTTCATTCCATACTTTAATATCAGACTCATCGTACCCAGCTAAAGCAAGCTGAATACTCCAGCCCTTTAAAACATCATCATCACTATCTGGATCAATAATAGGAAACTTGTCCATAGGCGGCTTAGTTAATGTAGGCCAACTACCAAAAAAGTCGTTGAACAAACAATCAAAATCATTGAACAGGGAAGACATTCTTACGGTTGGATAAACGATTCTCGGTAACATAGTTACACCTCCATAAATATTTCGCTCGAATTTCGAGCTTCGTTAAGATCCTTAATATAAGGATCATGGTTGATGAATATCATCAAAAATTATAATACTACAACTTAGTGTCGGAATTTTTAATTTAAATATTTTTCTATTATAGCCTCAAGACTGTCATCTAAATCAAAATAATTACTAGCTGTAATAACCCAATGACCTGTACATATACGGTCCAATACAGACTTCATCCAATACTCTGAACCTAAACTTACATTAACAACGTTAAGCTTGTTAGCTTCCCTAACAAGCTTAACCCCATTTATATACCTTACAGATGCCTCAAATGCCCTACGAAATGCCTCAGACTTTGACCTTATTATATAAGTAAAAGCAGTCATGTCATGAAACACGACTGCTTTGTTTATAAAATCATTACTCACTACGTAATACTTCACTGAAATCCCTCCCTACCTCAAAAGATATTACTTCCCTCAACATACCAAACATAATAAAAACATCTATTAACCCTAAGACAACCTCAGAATTATAAACTATAAAATCGTCATCGCCCATAATAGAGTCTACTAATAAAAAACTTTTATCCCTTATCTTTAAACTTAAGTTCTCCACAATACTTATTTATCTTTCTTATCCTTCTTCTTAGAATCTTTATCTTCCTTTAAATCCTTTACCGGACCTAAAACCTTTCCATCACCTTTACCAGTCTTCTTCATAATACTCTCTCCATAGTCTCTACATCAAAATATACACCGTCAACATCTACTACCTTCCTACCATCAAGATAGTAGATGTCACCATCTACTATCTTTCTCTCGATAATAGAATTAGACAACTCCTCGTAATTATCACTCGATAACCACTCAACTAAATAATCAATAGGTGAATATGAACCATAATACATATTATGTACATATAATACTCCACCATCCTCAACTATTACTTCACTAGTTAAATTCTTGAACTTCCCCCTCAAGTTTATAAAATGAACTTCTTCCAAACTACTGTTTGGAAGAAGTTCTACTAAGTCTACTAAATACTCAGTAGGAGCATTTATAACCTTAACATCACCTATAAAAACAGATCTATTATCTATCTCTAAACCATTAACCTTAGACCGATCCCTTATCACAGGTATAAACTCACCTAAACAATTTCCATGTATTAAATACCTGCCAGATCCAAAAAGATCACATAAACTAAATACACTGTAAATATTACCGTTGAAAGCACTACATAAAGGACACCCATCTAAACACTTAAACTTGCACTCCGTAAAGCCTAAATCCTTTAAAGACATTAACTGAGCTAAAGAATCTATTATCCCATGATCTATGCCAACACTACTAGTTAAGTACTTTACCATGTACTTCTCATTTGAAGACACTATTAAATCAATCTCCTTAAAAGCTACACCAGTTAACTTCTTAGACTTTATCTCTAAAAAATTGTAATTGGATAATATTCTTCTCTTTACTTCAACATAATGATCAAAATATTGACCATTTCCTAAACAACTGTCCTTAGCATACTCACATAAATCATCAGTTAAACCATTATCATATAACTCAATGTCCGGCTTGTTAACTAAATCTTTGTAAGAGTGTATTCCAGATAATTGAAAATTTAAACGACCTCTAGGCTTGTCTACCCTAGACATTAACTCCGCTGAACCATCTCCTACCAAAAAACTGTCAAATTCCTTTAACTCTTCAACTTCAGGATATGAATCTAGCATATCCTGAAGTTGCTTGTCTAATAACTCTTTAGATAATTCCCCACACTTTTTAACATCCATCTTAGCTACCTCACATCAGAACCACCAGGACCAGGACTATCTAATGACATGTCAGAAGGTCCTGTTCCGTCTGCTGAGCCTGGAGGACCAGCCATACCTGGTTCCGTATCCCCACCAAGACCTCCACCGCTAGAAGGCAACCCAGACGAACCTGGAGGTCTCGCCCCTCCTCCAGCTGTTCCAGGAGGCTTACCCTTTTGCATGTTCTTCTGCTCAAATTTGCCCTTTAAACCACCTAATTCTTTATTAAGTATATGCTCCCTCTCAGCAAACTCTTTGGCCGATTTAGTAGTCTCTTCCTTCCAGTCTAACCCAGCTATAGATCCAACACTGTCTAACGATATGTCAAATCCAAAATTCCTTAACTGAGAATATGCAGTCAATAACTCAGAATCTACAGCAGGATCTAACTTGTTCCTCCATTTAAGCCTTGGCTTAATATATAGATTAGAATCCTGCTTCTCCTGAGCAGTCCTCTTAACTCTATATCTGTGAGCTACCTCAGAGGGTTTTGACTTGGTCCAATCATTTATCTGAATAATAGGTTGAAAAAACTTCGGGAGTATCCAAGTGTTCTCAAAAAACTGACGCATGGACAAAAGTCTTCGTAAGAAGACTTGCAATCCGCTCTTGGCAGAGGAAAAGGTTGTCTCCCCCGTCATAAAGCTCTTAGATAAGCCTAGAGCTAAGAGCTTTACTTGCTCAATCGTGCTGTGCTCTCGTGAGAGAGTCACAGCACGTTCGTTGATTCCTACAGTCTCGAATTGTATACCATAATTATAAATCAACCACGATCCAGGATCAATTTCACTCTGCATTAGCAGCCTTTGAAGATTAGCTTCAGCCTCTGGGCCTGGAATCCATCCTGAAGCCTGGTCCCCAATTTTGGCCACTCTTAACGGGCTAGCAGCACGCCTAAAAGTTTGGATGGTGGAATTATAGACTGCGTCTTCCACCATCCAAATCCTCCACATACGGCTAGCAAGGCTTACACCCCTTTCATCATAGGGGTGTAATTTCCTCGGAATATATGAACAATTAAGTGGTGAAAGTCTGATTTTTTGTCTTGCTAAAACTTTTGAAACAAATTCAGAAGGAAGTTTTTGTCTCAACTCCTGAGACTCAGGAGTTGTATCCAACAACATATTTCTAAGATTATCATCTGGTATAAAATAAATAATTGGATCCATATCAATAATAGGAGAATCCTGAATATCAATATAATCTGGATCATGAAAACCTATATAAGACCATTTGTTAGTCTTATCATCAAAAAAATTATGAGGGAGAACCTCACCCGTTACTAAATACTCTTTAACCATACTTTGTAGTTTTTCTAATAGAAAAACATCATCAGCCATGTCTTCAAGTTCGTTTTTAAGAGTTTGGTCACTTTGATTTTCAAGAATGATGTCAAATTCTGAAACCATCATTTGAGAGTACATATCAACGGCAGTACCAAAAACTGGATCATACTTATAAAACATTCTCCAATATTTATTAGCAACTGCTCGATCATGAGGGTAGAATTGTCTTTCAGGAGAATCAAATTCAGGTAAATAGGGTCTTTGTGTATGAAAATTTGAAGATCCATAACCTCCAGACATAGATGACCCACCAGTAAAAGGAGCAAACACGTCTGCCTTTTTAGATCCTACAGCTAGAGTATGCCCCTCTGGGAGAACTTCTCTAGCCATTTCTTGTCTAATAGAATCTTGGTTAGATGTAACCAATCTAGGTTGCATAGACTCAGCTCTGGCCCTCATACGATCCCTAAAATCATCCGAAGCACCAATTCTCGCGTTAGCTATATTTGATCGTTCTCTGGCTAGTTCTTTAACATCTTTTTTATAGGACATGGTTTAGTCTTTCTCAATCATTAAATATATAGAATCAAATGACTCTTTAGTCATATTATCAGGAAGGTTCAATTCATTTATTGAAAATAAATGCAATTGAACCTCTGAGTCCCCTATATAATAAAACTCATACCATTTTTGTTTCTTAAGTTTTACTTCAGCTAACAAGTCTTTATAGTCTTCATTAAAATTTAACAATAATGTTTTGACTTCATCTTCAAAACCCTGCATTATTTGTAACTTACCGTTAGCCCTCACATAAGAACCATCTACTTTTACTAAATAAGAGTCTAATAATTCGAGTCTTTTTTGATCATACTGTAAAGATTCTTCAGTAGGCTCAAGAAAACTATCTCGAATTTGAATCAAATTCTCTACCTCTTTTTTAAGAATTTCAATGTTTTGCTGTATTTTTATATGAACAGCAACAGCGCACTTTATTTGTGCGCTGTTGCTGGAAGTGAGGAATTCCAATAATTTTTGAACTTCAAAGTTTTTCACAGTTTAGGTCTCCTTTTTATTAAAATACCCCTTTTAGTTCAAAATTAGAGGATTATAATATCCCAGTATTAATCTCTTCTATAACCGTAAATTCTTAAGTCTTCAATTAGACAATTAGATTGATAAGTTTGATTATAAAATGCTCCAACTTCTAAGCGATCCGTATAAAAAGGCATTTCACAATCAGTATCAGCTACCCCATCTGGAGTTCCATCAATTTCAATATCTAAATTGTCATCTTCTAAATAAGTTAAAATAGAATGTTTTACGCCGTCAACTACTACAGTAGTAGAATCCACACTACCAGAAGTTCCGTTAAAAGCAGTAAAAGCTACATAGTGCTCAGCTGTAGGATTAAGGTATGGTGAAAATCTTTCAGTAGCTGATCCGCCATCATTAATATCTAAAACTCTATGATTATCCGAGGCATCATAAGAATCTGATAAAACATTAAAACCTACAGTTCTTCTTTGATTATCTACAATGTTTCCATCAGAACCATCATACTCAAGTTCATCTTTAAGCCTAGTTGCAGCAGCTGTAGTTGTAGGTACATAGGAAGTGGCGTAACCGAGTCCATTGCACTCAACCTGAAAACCCCACATATAGCCATTGACTGTTACTCCGTCGCCTGCAAAATCATCGTCGTTATCTGCATTCGCGATCTTGAATTTGATGGTGTGGGCAGCTGCTGTGCCGGTTACGATTGCAATACATCTGACTGTATCGTTGTATTTGCCAGGCTCGATATACAGCGCATCAATACCGGCTCCAGGAGTTGCACCAACAACACCGTTGTCAATGTCGAAAAAGGCTTTGCAATCAGCTATTGTTTCATCTTCGATGCATATCCAGGTTTTATCACCTTTCTTTGCGTAACAGGAAATAGCAGTTGATGTAGCTGTAAGCGTACATACCTTTGTTATACCGTGTTCGGTGTCGGTTGAATCTGCAATAATACCGTCCATGGTTGTTTCACCGTTTGGAGCATCAATAGCGTTTAAGTCGAAAGTATCGGCCAAGTTAATAGGCCATTGATTTTCGTATACTTTTACATCGTCGAAATCAACAACACCAGAAGAAGAACTAGAACCTATATATATAACTGCCGAGATGGCAATAAGAGTTATGTCAAAGCCCTGCCAATCTGTAGAAGAAGTACCTGTCCATTGCCCAAACCCACAATAAATATAGGGTAGAGCACCTCCACTAACAGACCTGGCAACTCCAGTAACCCTATAAGTTTTGCCAACAGTGCAAACAGTTTGACTCGCATAGAAGGTAGCAGCTGTGGAGGTAATTCTTAAATGTTGGGTACCTTGATATAATGGAGCAGTTGTATCTTTTGTTAAAACAGAATCAAGTGCTGTCCAATCACCAACCCCAACAGCTTCCATATCGCCGTCTACAATAACGTCGGTTACTGCTGACATATCCTCAGACTGCAACGCTAGGTTCTCAGCCTCTGGCTCAGGTAAATAACCATACATATCATTAGCTAAAGAATCTTTTCTATGGCACATGCGCAACCATTCAGCGCCAACTTGGTAAAGTTTACTTGAACCATCAGATTCAATTTTATCTAAATATGCAGGAAAAGTTCTTGTTGCCGTTGTTGGCATATAAGTACCCTTAGCCAATTGTGGATAAACTCCTGATAATTTTGTAAATCTTTCAGCGGATATTGTTGCCCATTCGGCGGGGCCTGATGCACCGGCTTGATGCCATGAGGCTTTTTTCCACATTGCGAGGTAGGCGATGTTGGAATTTGTAGGTGTCGATGCCGACACATTAGAACCTATATTAAAAAAACTATTTGTCATATCTCCAACGGAAGAACAGTCAATCCCAGAACCAGACACGTTTCCGTTAACGTACCACTTAGCACCATTGGTGGAGGCTTCATCTCTATTACAAAAGACTAATGCATGATACCATTTATTATGTGTACCTTGGCTTGGTGCTGCTTGAATTGCTACAGTATTAACACCGTCCCCTATCCTCAAATAATAACTACCAGATCCAGATCCATCGTTAACCATAAAATAACCATTTGTTGAAGAAAAACAATCAAAAAGATATTCAATTGTATCTTGTGCTTTCCATATAATTTCAACTACAAAATCTTCTGTACCAATTTGGCAAGCAGTGTTAGAGGCATCTTTGTAATAATCAGAAACATTGAACTTCACCGAATCATCATCCGTGCCAAGCAATGGAGAGCCATCATTATAAGTTGGAGGAGTAGCTACAGCAATCCTTGATAAAGTCTCGCCACCAACTCTAGGCACCCAACCCGTTGCATCAGCGTCTCCACCGTAATACACATAAGATGCAGTTACTGTGGAACCGTTGATAGTTAAATCGCTGTCAAGGTTTGCTACTCCGGGTTTTGTTGCGCCGGTAGAATCAAAATCAAATAGTCTAAATCTTTGAAAACCTTCAAAATCGCCGCTTGGGATTATATCATTATAAATTCTGAGGCTTGAGATTAGGCAAAATGATTGCAATACAGCTGTACTACTTTGACCAACGCTAATTCTATCAATATCATCCGGCATATCACAACTTGTATCAGTGGCTCCGTCAACATAATTTCTTGTTGCTGTTAAACTGTTTGTTATAAACCTACTCCTGTAATGTTGTATTTCTCCGTTTACTGAATCACCAGCATTTGATGAAACGCCAGGATTTCCGCCACTAGCAGCCGTCGCACATGCTGTAACATTCCCACCAAAATAAACATAATTAAGAATACTATCAGCAGCTGAACCCCCATCAGACACGGCTAATAAGTGAGAGGTTTTAAGTAAGTCAAAATCTTCATATAAAAAATCAAGCACAAAAGTACCTTGTTTCTCATTTATATAAGCACCATCATTAGCAACATATCTTAATTGATCTTTAAGTCTAGTAGCTGCTCCAGCATCGGTAATAATCTGAGAAGTCATATAATCGTTTTTTTCACACTGAGCGCCCCAAAAATAGGTATTAGTTGTTGCGCCGTCTCCAGAAAAGTCATCATCAGTATCAGCATGAGCAGACACAACTCTAAGTGTATGAGCAGCTACAGTTCCAGTAAACCTTATACCAACCCTATAAGAATCATTAAAATAAGGGCCTATTATGTAAGCCTCATCAGAACCGGCACCTTTGGTTCCTAAAACACCATTTGTTACGTCAAAATAACAATAACAATTAGCTACAGTTGTATTCTCAATCTTTACCCAGTCTTTATTACCAGGTTTAACAAAACAAGAAAACACATAAGTATCAGCGGTTAATGTAGGTCCTATTGAAAACCCATGTTGAGTGTCAGTTGCATCTCCTACAATACCATCCATGACTTGTCTTCCGTCTGGACAGTTATCTGCATTAGCGTCTATACTATCACCAGCCGTTATTTTAGCCCAAGTTGTTGAAAAATCTTCTGACTCCACAATTAAATTTTCCATTTCAAGCTCGGGAAAATAACCATAAGTATAGTTGGAACCATCATAACGCGAACACATTCTAAGCCACTCAGATCCTACATTATATAGTTTTATATATCCACTTTCATATTTATCCAAATAAGCTTGGTAAGTTCTAGTATTAACACTCGGCATCGCTGTTTCAGATTTATAAAGCTCTGGATATTGACCTGTTAATTTTACAAAACGTTCTTTGGCGATTAGAGCCCATTCGGCGGGGCCAGCTGCACCGGCTTGATGCCATGAGGCTTTTTTCCACATTGCGAGGTAGGCGATGTTTGAGTCAAAAGAGGTTAAACCATTATGAGATGCACCTATTGTAAAATAATCAGCGTTTGCCAAAGTCAAAGCATTGCTGCTGAAATCAGCACTATCAGCCAATGCTCCATTGATGTAAAGGTTTGCACCATCTGCTGATGCCTCATCACGATTTACGAAAATTAACACATGATTCCATGTGCCTAATGTTGTTGCATCTACCCAAGTGAATCCGCCGCCATCATTTATCACAAAATAAAAAGCACCTGCATTGTTTTGGTACATATAATAGGTACTGCCCTTTGAAAATAATCTAAGATTACTAGCCGTACCACCGTTCCTACTTTTCCAAATAACTTCAATAACAAAATCTTCTGTGGCAATATTCAACGCATCTGCTGATGCAGCGCGATAATAATCACTTTCGTGAAACAATACCGAATCATCGTCAGATCCAAGCAATGGAGAGCCATCATTATAAGTTGGAGGAGTAGCTACTGCAACCCTCGATAAAGTTGCACCCCCAACTTGTGGCACCCAACCCGTTGCATCTGCATCACCTCCATAATACACATAAGAGGCTGTTTCTGTAGAACTATTGATTGTCAAATCACTGTCAAGGTTTGCTACTCCAGATAAATAAGTAGAAGAACTAGTTTTATGTAACGGACCCCACCAAGTGGTATCATTAACTTTTTTGATATGCCTATAAGGTATACCATTAATTTTACCAACATTCTGAAGACTTATTCCGTTTATTTTATTAACATCATTGTTAGCCATATTGTATAGCTCCTATAAATCCACACTATCCAAAAATTAAACTATTTCTATAAACAGAGTATTCGGATTAAAATATATTATTGCTGAGGTAATAGCAAAACCTATAGGCTGCATATAATCACCAATGCCGGATGGTACAGTTTGAGTAATTCCACCGGCAGTTGTACTAGCGTACAACGTGCCTCCAGGTGTCCAAGCCCAGGAGTCATCTCTCATGACTCCTTGAAACAGTAAAAGCTTATTAGCGCCAGCACCTGTATCAATAGCCAAAGCCCTACAAGGCATTGTACCTACTGCATCAGCATCACAAGCTTGATAAGTTCCTGCATTATCCAAATATAAAGCATATCCAAAAGTTGCAGCAGGTCCTACTGTTCCTTCAATTTCAATACCATGCGCAGTAGTATCCGCTAAATTTGTAGATAGTGGTATATTAATTCCAGTCCCGTTATATAAAAATATTGATCCAGCAGAAACCAAGCTTATATCACTACCATCCGACTCAATTTCAATAGAATCACCTCCCAATGAAACAGCACCATCAGAATCTAAATTAAGACTAGTAGTAGTTGCTACGTCTACAGTTGCTGAGTCAACGTCTATTGTTGCACCAGCGTTAGAAATATCAATATCATTAGCACCGTCCCCTGTAAGGGCCAGAATACCTCCGTCAGATTCTACAGTGACAGACGCCCCACCTATAGAGGTGGCGGCGTCTGAATCCATTGTAAGGGCTCCAGCTGCGTCCAGATCGAGGGTAGACGTTGTTTCGATGTCTACGACATCGGAATCAACGTCGATTGTTGCACCAGCGTTAGAAATGTCAATATCGTTAGCACCGTCCCCAGTGATAGCCAGGATACCACCGTCAGCTTCTACAGTGACAGACGCTCCACCTATAGAGGTGGCGGCGTCTGAATCCACTGTAAGGGCTCCAGTAGAGTCTAAGTCAAGCGTACCTGAAGTAACCAAATCAATATTTCTAAGGGCAGTTTCTAAGTCAATTGCAGCGTCTGCTTTTCGAATAAGTTGAAAATATTCTGCAGACGTATCAATTAATTTAAATCCGTAAGTTGTCCCTGTAACTTGTTCAATATCAATTGTAAAGTCTTGAGTACCTACTAATGTATAATATAGACCGCTAGATGAAGGAACAACTCCAGACGAATCAATATATTTCCATTGTCCTATTTGATTTGAAGTAAAAACAGTTCCATCAAGTTTAGCAATTATCTCACTTGAATCTACCAGATTGCACAGTGTATCAATGAATAATATATCATGTTGAATGTCTGATAAATCTATGTTTACTGTTGTATTTTTAAGTACGACTACATTATAGCCCTCATCTCCTTCAATAGATAAAGATTTAGGTGTACCCAAAGTATGCGTGTTATTTATAAGAGTTACCGTATGTGATACTGTCATAGCTGCTCCCTCTATGAAAAAATGTATAGTATTACAATCATAGCTAGTTTATCATAAATATATTCGGTAGACTAAAGGCAGGAAAAATATTTTAAGTTAAGTCCAAACTTCCCAATCTAGTGCTAATACTTTCAATCTGTATTTTGTACCTTCTTTAAATATAAGCATAGTATCTTCATCATCTATACCTGATGAAAAAGAAAGAGCAGCTCCAGACTCTGTTAAAACTGTACCTCCACTAACTGAAGAACTAGTTATAGATCTACTACCTGATCCGTCTTGAACAACAGTAACTATCCACATACCATCACCTATATTTCCTGTATCTACTATAGTCATAGTATAGTTTACAGTCATATTATTTATACATTACTAACCGTAATGATTAAAACCATCCCTAATAAGCAAAAAAGAAGTAGAAACAGTTACATTAGTATCATTAACATTCACATTCATACGAGGTATAAAGTCAGTTCCAGCAGTTAGAGGTATTGGAATTTCAAATTTTTGTGTAGAAACACTTGTACCGTTTGTTGTAATAGATCCTTCATCAACTAACCTAGAATATTTACCATAATCCCTAACATAAATTCTTAATTCAGCGAAATTAGCAACTTTAGTTACTAAGCTAACTCTACTCCACAAAACATACGCAGTATAATTAGCAGGACATGTAAATAAAGCATTAAGGAAATTATTTTTACCGTTATTTGCGTAAGCTTTTACATCCGTATCTACATCAGGTTTACCATTAGTAATTCCGTTTATTGCTACAGCTGCAGAGCTGTAGCAATAAACGTCTCCAGCAAAGCCTGTACCTACTGACGGAGTTGTAGAAGAATCTTCATTAGTTAAACTAAATACTCTGCACAACGGAGTTGTTAAAGAAGCTGTAGTTTGACCTGTCAAATTAATATCTTGAACAGTCCAATTTAAATTAGCATCTAATCCTATTATATTAACTGGTTGAGTATCACCATTATCATCACTAGATATACTATCAATTATTGCACTACCGTCATTAGAAAAAGTATAATTAGTATCTCCTAAAGACGCACTTCCATATTCCCAAACATCATGAAACACAGCATCATTATCTATAGTTGTTTTACCAAACTGGTTCCAGGTGAAAGCACCTGGAACCAGTCCTCTTGAAACACGATGAATATAACCTGGCTTAAAGGGTAAACCTATCATTAAACAAACTCCAATGTTGATCCATTATACAATTCATATTCAAACACAATATGCATTGAAAAATCCAAAGTAGTATTAGTTGTAACATGAAACCTTATATAGTTATCAACACCAGATTTACCGTTAACAGTAAAAGGTCTACCCATTTTCTTATCTACAACAGTCTCAAGAACTCTAACTTGATCAGAAGATAACTTAGAATAAGTTTCAGCTTTTACCTTATCTTTAGTAAATAAAGTACCTACAGATTCACCAGAAAGAGATATACCATCAGCAGTTAAATCTTCACTAAGAGTACCATCATAAACTGTTGCATAAACATTAGTACAATTAGATAGATCAGCAGCATCAATTATTATAGCATACTGGTCTAAAATACGAATTGATCCTGTAAATTTAAAAACATTAAATATTTTAGTTTCATTATTTGCAGTAATATTTACGTCTGAACATAGTTTTCTACCGCAAGTACGATTATACATGTCAGTAATAGAATTATCTTCACCTGTAGGTTCTATTATACAATCTGGATAAAGTCCTGGATATCTCATAATACTACCTAGCCCTAAAATCTAATTCATTTGTATTAGTGGCGTTATCTATAATTAGTTTAAATCTAATTAATGACACATTTAAATTATCAAAATTTAAACAAAAATTTCCGGTTGCGTCAGTAATCGAAACAGCTCCTACAGAATTAGTTCCTAACTCATAACCTGTAGGAGTAATATCAATCCACGTACCTGTAAGAGAATTTCTAACCTCTACCGTTAAAGTACTAGCAGCACCTGAAGTAGTCATAACTCCTGCTAGCGAAATATCAGTGTAGCCATCCATTAAAAAGCCAGAAGCTGACGGTAAGTAGTGAGTATCTACCGTTAGGTTATCAGATCCTAAAGACGCTTCATAAGCAGATCTAGGAGAAGCCGCTGTTGTCATCTCACCAGACGAATTTATGGTAATAGGTTGAGGGTTAGTACCGTCGGAACCGGCTATTAGTAAAGCTTTATCCGTATTAGTATCTACTCCAGTTTTATAGACAGCATCGTCAATTCTTAATGCCATGATAACCTCCGAAAAATTACTAAGTAATCTCTATAAAATATAATTGAGGATCAAAAAAGATTGTATCTGCAGCTACAGCATAACCAACAGCTTGTACCTGATCTCCTAATCCTGAAGGTGCCGTTTGAGTAAGATCTCCACCTGTAGTGCTAACATATACAACATCACCAACCGTCCAAGCCCAAGCACTATTATTTATATAACCCTTCAACAAAACTTCTTTATCCGACCCAGATCCAGTATCAATAGCCAGCGCAACACAAGGCATTGTAGTTATACTGTCTGCATCAGCTAACACATAAGTACCATCGGTATGAACATGTAAAGCTTGAGAAAAAGTAACTGCAGGGGTAGTAGTTCCAAAAGATGTAAGGCCGTTAGCAGAGTCAGCAGAGACTGTACTATCTAGCTGCAAAGACTCATGAACTCTAACATTATTAAAAGAAGATACTGTATGCTTATCATCAGAAGTCTCTACGTATATAGTACCATTAGGCGCTGCAGATGAATTAAGAGCATAACCTACTTTAATAACTTTTTCAGGAGAAGAGGGAACAGAATCTGTAAAATCACCTGAAGAACTATCTAGATACAAAGTATTACCTGAACCTACACCTGAAGTATCAATTCCTGTAATTATTCCAAATAATTTTACATAACCGTATCCCAAAAAACTAATATCAGTAGCAGCAACACCAAATGTTTGAGAATTAGGTGCTGTTGAAACAGCTTTGATTGCTGCTAAAGAAGTACCTCCAGCACCGGCTCCCGAAACATTAACAACGTCACCTTTAGAAATTCCACCAGCCTCTAAACCAGCAGCATATACAATTAAATCCCTACCAGCTAATAGTCTTACATCACTAGAATCAGTGTCAATTCCTAAAGAATGATTTGTAGAATCCCAATAAACTTGACCCTCTACATACGAAGGAGTTGACATACTAGAATCTAGAGCAAAAGGAGAATTAATATTAATTAAACCCTTTGTAGCATTAGATGTAGAATCCAAAGTAAGGTTGTTAGAAGCAGCAGTTCCACCATTTAAAGATTGACCTCCCGCTCTACCGGCTAAAAGAGCATACTGTGTATGCACATCTCCAACAGTTAAATTATCCAGAGTATTATGATCAGATAAATTAAGATCAGTTCCAGCAGAATCTGTATAAATTAATCTATGAGGGGTTAGAGTACTATCAACCCATAAAGTGTCATTACCTGCAGAGGCTGCAATCCCTGTAAAAGCTATGTCACCTATACCGGATAACTCTCCACCGTCAATCCCAAGTTTAGTCTCTATTGCTAAAATAGACTCAGATAATGTATTAACGTGGTTAGCTAAAACATCATCAATAAAATCGATCATATACCCAGTTCCTGCAGCAATATTTCTAACAGTTGGATGATAATAATCATCCAAAGCAGTAGGGTACTGTATTGCTTTCCAAACTAATGTCATTAAAAATCTCCAAAAACTAAATGTAAAAAGATACAATTAACCTTATAAAAGATTTTACCACATTACTATTTGGAGAATTAAAAAGGAATATTATTCTACACGATTAAAGGCATAACCAGGAACTTTTATATTTTGATTAAGATATATACCCTTTGAAGTAGCATAAAGTAACCCTTCATACAAATCATAAGATACGTCATAATACTCATATAATGCCCCATTATAAAACCTAACCATCAAAGTAAACGAGTTCTCATCGTACCCTATTTCAGAAATATGAGAAGATTCTACAGGGAACATTTCAACTTCACTAGGGTTAGGTACAGCAGTACCTCCTAGTGCATTATCAGTAGGTAATCCATCATTTCCATAAATAGGCATCTAATCCCTCCAATTAAAAAAAGATTCAAGTAAAGAAGCCTCAACGCTCTTCTGCGAAGAGACGTTGCGGCTAACTATTTCAAGAGCCTTAAGGATTTCTTCCGAATCCTTAGCTTTATCATACTGGGAACCCTTGTATTCGTCAAGCATTGCTTGCAGATTTTTTACAGGTTCCAGATAAGATTGATAAGACCCAGCGCTAAATTCTTCAGAAAATTCGGATAACTCATTAATTTTATTCTGCAAGCCACCCTTAATATCGTTTAACCCTTTAGCTATAGTTGAGATACTATCGTCGGTACTACGCTCGTTATATTTAAATTTAGAAAGTATTTCTAGAGTTCCTTCAAGTTTTTCCATCGTTGTAAATATATCGTCACTGATAGTATCAAGAGTTTTAGAAAACCCGGATAAGCTATCCTGAAGTTCTCCTAAACGAGAAAGTTCACGATTAGCTGAGTTATAACCTTGTTGAAAAAATTTCATAGCCCTATCAATAGGCATAGAAGTAACAACATTAGGATCTAAAAGATAAGAAAGATTAGCTACGCCTTCCCCCTGAATACCCGAAGATCCTTGATGAAACGTTACAGTTCCATCTTCATTAACTTTTATATTTTTCTCTATTAAGAACTCTTCAGCCTGCCTAAGATCTTCGTCAGATTCCATTGAGTTAACTTCAGACTCACCAGGAGCCATCTCAGACGGCTCCTGGTCCAAGTAACGCTCTTCTAGTATCTCATAGCCAGGGTCAGACTCTTCCAAGTCCTCTAGGTCATCTTGGTCCTCCGGGTCAGTAACACGACCATAAAAGGGTCCAGACTCTTCCAAGTCCTCTAGGTCATCTTGGTCCTCCGGGTCAGTAACACGACCATAAAAGGGTCCAGACTCATTATACAAAGAATCGTCCAAACCTTCAAACATTTGTTCATCATCAGCATCACCATATTGAACTTCAGGTACATCTAAAATAGCTTGAGCAGCCTTAATTAATGAATCTACAACACTCTGTTGTTTTTTACGTATATTCCTAGTATTAGGTCCAGTTTCCTCAACAGATGGGTCTAAAGAAAGATCCATTTCTGGATCGTACTCTTCTTCGGTCTGGCCTTGATCCGTATAAACCATACCAGGTTGAGATGGCCAAAACCCTTCCGGCTCTTCTGGATATGTTTGTTGAGTTATTTGAGTTTGATCATACCCCATTTCAGGATCTACTGAAAGATCCATATCTGGGTCATATTCTAATTGACTCTGAGATTCATCTGTATAGACTTGACCGGGTGACTGAGGCCATAAAGGCCCATCGCCAGCTGAAGTGTCTTGAACAGGCCAGGTAGGATTAGTTTCACCTTTATCCATAAGCATAGTTTTATCATAAGGATTTAACTCTTCTTCCTCCCAGTCAATATCAAGACCTTCGTAAACGTCTGAGTCTTCGTCTTGCTGAGCAAATTTTAAGAACTCGTCGGTTACGTCGTAATCTTTACGGGATATTATATTCCTCATATATAATTCATCTTCCTTTTTAGAATATTTAGCCATAATGCCAAGCTGAACGAGAGATGTCACGTAAGCGTGACGATCTCTCTCGTTCAGCGCTTGCAAAAATTGGTCAAACAATTCCTGAGAAATGTAATTAGAATCGTCAGCCGAAAGTTTAGTACGCTCAATTGCATCTTGAAGTGTTATAGGCATGTCTGCTTCCTTTAAATTTTAAATATAATTACACAAATTTATATTAGCACAAAAATGCTTGGTAGGAATAAAGAGATACTTAATTCTAATCTTCTTGAGTAAGATTCGGATTCCTTACAAATCTTTTAATAAAAAGGGGCTCAACCTCAGACCCACACATTGGGCAAGCTTCAAGATCTTTAGAACCCTCTACATCATGAGCTACATCACACGTACATACATAGCCATATTCAGCTACAATAGCACTTTGACCTTTAGAATCTACACCAAAAATACCATTTACGACACCTAATAATCCTAAAGTAGCTTCATAGTCAACATGAAACCCAGTTTGGATAGTGTCATCAAAAGCCACATCAATTGAACACGGTATCCTAATGTCTACTAAACACGTTGCTGCTACCTTATCTTTCTCAACTAATCTATTCAAAACTTCAAGAGCCTCTTCGATTCCTACAAATTCCTTAATCATTTCTTCCTCCTTTTACACGCTTCATAACACTCCTTACCACATAATTCAGGAGTACAATATTCTACCCAGCTTCCAAAACAAGCTGGCTTATACTGAGTATCTTCGCATAGCTTAGGTTCGAAGTCAATAGTTATTTTGGAATCTTTTGCTCTTTTTTTAGCCATGGCTTAAATCTCTATCAAAAACTCCTCTTTATAATGACCTTTATTATTATATTCAAAAGGATAACCCCAAGGATTACAATAAATTTTAGTATTTCCTATCTTATAATCAAAATAATAATGAGTATGCCCACATAACCATAAATTAGGCTCAGTCTTAAGCATCGTCTCTGACATATCTACATAAAAACCTCCATTTATAGATGAACTTCTATAAATGTCGGGTATGACTGAAGTAGTAGGAACATGATGAGTTACAACTACAGTTTTATCATTTTTATTTATGCTCTTATTAAGCCAATCTCTATCTTTCCTATGTTCCGTTAATATATCATAAGTATCTACAGTCATAATCTCACAATCATCATTTACTTTATTAATCTTCCTATAATCTGGAAAAGAATAATACACTTCACTCTCACCCCTACGATTATCAAAATCAGTCCATAAAGTAGTGCCTAAAAAAGTAACATCGTCTATTTTAACTGAAGACCTAGACAAAATATGTATATTTTCAAACTTAGCAGCAACCGACTGTAAGTCGGTTGCTGCTTTATTCAAAAATCTATTATAATAGTCATGGTTTCCCAAAACCATGACTACAGGCATATTATAATTTACCCTAAGTTCTTTAAAATATTTTCTAAGCCTTTTACGACTAGAATCAATATCTCCAGCCATTACAAGCACGTCTGCCTCGTCTGAAATACGAGGCAGACGTTTATGCTCAAAAATTAAATGTAAATCTGATAATAGTTGTATTTTCATACCACACCTTAAATTAATAATATTTTATAAAAAATTATAAAATAAATTTATAAGATTGTCAAGAACTATTTCTTTATGTTTTTAAAATTAGGCATTGCTACACCGTAGGAACGACCCCCAGTAGCAAGTTGTCGTTGAAGAAGTTGAGCTTTTCTACCTTGAGGCTCATTAACAACAGAAGATTTAATAACACTATTTAGACCTACAAGGCACCTTGCTAAGTCGTCAGACCCTCTACCTCTAACCTTACCCTTCTTACTAGGTGAGATTATCTTCCTCAAGTCTTCGCTTCTCTCAAGTCTTAAAGATTCGAGCAAACAGACACCCTCACCTGACATCTCTTCCTCGTTTCTAGTCATCTGAATGGTACCTTGAGGGCTCAAAGAAAAACCATCTGAGAGGGCAGGAGGAAGCAAGCTAACTTGATCGTTATAAACTTGAGTTCTAAAGGACATAAAATCCTGCATTCTAATACTATACCTGTTAGCTGCGATTCCTAAAGACCTAATATTCTGTATTGCATTTGCAGAGTTCCAAGCGTCAAACCATACTCCAGCTATATGTATCTTCTTAGATAATTCTTTTATAATATCTGTTACTGAATTAAAATAAATCTCTCTAGATCTAGTAGGAACAATTCTAATACAAAAATCAACTACCGTAATTAGTCTATCTAACGATTGCGGATCTGGATAAAATGGTTTACCTCCTACTAAAACTCTACCTTTGGACCTTGGAGAATCTTTAGCTGATGGTAAACTAGATAATAAAATTCTACCATCACCGTAAGGTCCAGGATCTCTAGTTTTTATACCTTTACTTTCAACTTGATAATCCCCCTCATCTTTTAGTTCAGGATGACCACATACTATGGCAAAAGAGTCAAATGTTAAACCGGCATCTAAAAACATATAATGATAGTTTTCAAAATCATAATTTACAGATTCTAAATTCAAACCTACATATTGTTTTCCTGTTTTATCAGTTATATTAACGTCTCTAAAAGCAGCTATAGGCTCACGATCATAGCGCACACAACTCCAAAACCTTAAAGGTTGATCAAATAGAGGACTTTGAGCTGCTGGAGGATCTGCAGCGAAGTCTCGTTGTGCAGCTACTGGATCTTTAATAAACTCCTCGTCAAAGTTCTTTCTTTTTTGTTCAGGATTAAATTCCCAAGTAGCACCTTTCCAAAAAAAAGTTCTCTTAAGCTCTCCGTGTTCTGCTTTATTATAAAGCTGCATAGCTATGTCATCAATTGACATAGGACTAGTAACATTAATCATGAGTCCTAAGAATGGAAATAAATTATAGTTGTCAACCGAGGATCTTACAGTTTTTAAGGACTGGTTTATAACTCGATACAACTCTTGTGCAGAGGTCTTTGCCTCAGTATGCGATAGACGAGCAAGCTCGTCTATCGCTCCAAGGATACGAGTCCTACCTGCAACACCGCCTGAGTTTGAAGAAATTCTGTTAAATCTTACCTGAAGCCACCCGTCTATTACAGAGTCTTCAAGAACTTTATACTCCCATGGATCTAAAGAACCTAATTGTTGTTTCTCTTTTCCTTTAACCCATCTAACATGTCTGTTAATCCAAGGAGAATTATCCCTCATTCCTCTATATTTAGCATAAATAGTATTCTTAGCCTGCTCAGCAGTTGAAGCAGCAAACGTTACTTCAAACCATTCAGATTTCTCTTGCCTCAAGTATCTCTGCAACGCAAATCTACCTTCGGTAGATTTTACCCTTAAACAATGCTCAATATATCCTCCTATATGAGCACCTAAATAAGACTTACCGGATCTCATTCCAGCAATACAAATTAACTCATTATATGGAGTTATGACACCGTCATAAATTAAACCCTGCATCGAATTTTTACAAGACGGGCATTCAAAATCATTAATTTGAGAATTCCAAACAAACAAGTTTTCTGACTCAAGATAAGATCTAGATTTATTCCAACAATCCATAGCTTCAGGATCTTGAGAATTACAAAAAGGACATCTTAAATTAAACATATCCCTTAAAATTTGATATTGACGCCAATATCTAAAAGTTGAAGGTACATTCCAATAATCAAGCCCTGTAACCCATTCAACAATATTTGGGGCAGGTTTTAACAAATAAGACCTTTCAGAGTCTAAGGATATATCTAAACCTGTTACACGATCATCTATTAGATCCTCTATGTCTTTAATAAAACTTTTCTTCATGTTATACATTTCTACAGTCTTAGCCATAAAATTAGGCGCAGGGAACCACGGCGGCTTGCCCCGTGGCAGGTTACTTTAGGTCTCGTTATCTCTACAAACTTTTTCTTTTGAACCATAAAACCAAAAAGTAGATCCTATCTTTTCTATACTAAAACTATGATAACCACTACTCTCGTAAGAGCGCTCTAAGCCTTTTAAATAATCACAAATTTCAGACACGCTACCAGTTAAATACTCTACATTAATAGCACATAACTTCTCAAGAACAAAATGTTTAATCATAATTTAAACTCTTTTCAAAATAAAGTTTGTTACAATTATCTCCTTAGTAATACTACGTATTTTTAATTTATTTAAATCTGAAGGAATTTTATATTTGACTCCGTCAATATAAAATTCATATCCTAAAACATTAGTACAGTAATATTTCAAAACTTTTAAAACAGCTACATTAAAAAACTCAGCCCCTTTTTTATAAGAAGCTGAGTTTACTAAAATCATCCTGCCTACCGATTTTCCTTTATCGTTCCTAATTAAAGCATCTTGTTGATATGAATTTGTTTCTAAAACCATAACTATTTAATACTAAATTCTTCAAAAACTTCATCTATAATTTCTTTAAAGGATTGCTTAATACTCTCAGCCATCTTATTTCTTAAAGTTTCAATAATTGCATCACCTACACTAGAATCAGGATTAGCTTCTTTAAATGACTCAGCAGCTTCCTGAGTTATAGCAATTAAACTATTCATAAACATCTCCACACTCATAGAAACAGCTCTTTGCACAGCAGAACCAGCTACATGAGATGAATTTCTAAGTTTAGTGAGTTTAATCTTCATATCAGTTAAATCTGAAAGTAATTTATTAAAATCATTAATTTGTCTTATAGAAATAGGTCTTCGCTTTTTACCTGAATCCTCAACAGGATTTAAAGTCTCACGTTCATATCTATAAAGCATGTCTTCAAACATACTAATATATCGGGTAATTGAAGTATAATCTGTAAGCTCTTCAGTTTTTTCATATATTAACGTTTCAGCCGTCTCTTTACGTAACGCAGATTGAGGACCCGTTAAATCTTTGTTTGTAAGATCCTTTTTCATTGCATGTCTTAAATCTTTAGCTATAAGTTCTGCTTTTGTAACATGCTTACTAAAATGTTTTGAAAGATTAGCTGAATTAAAATGAGGCAAATAATCACTTTCAGGTGCATCATCCGATAATTGAGCATTTAAAAAATCAACCTTTGAATTCATCCATCTCATAGTTGAATTATTAGATTGATCTTCCTCCATAATCTTATTATGTACTTCTATATAAAAATCTGGATGAGTTTTTCTTAAAGAACAAATTTTACAATTATTTACTAATTTATTTAAACGAGGTAACTCTTTTTTAGATTTTACCATAATAACCTCTCCTTTAAAAACTACATAACATAATATACTCTATTTAACTAGAATTGTTATTAATTAATTGTCTTAATAACTCTTTTAATTCTTTTTGACTGTCTAAATATTTTTGTTTATAAGATTCAAGCTCATCTTCGATGACTTGAATCTTTTCTTTATTAGCATCTGTCTCATAACTTATTTTATCAACATATCTAAACCAAGCCAAACCTACTGAAATAAAAAACAGGAGTAGGCTGATGCCTACTCCTGCTTGCCAAGTTAACATCCTTTTATTCATTTTAGAATTTTCTTTAATTTGATTCTGAAGTGAATCAAATAACGGAAGTTGAGTACATTTATCTTTTTCTAATATTTTAGTTTCTAGTTTATCCATACGATCATCTAACTTTAAAAATTTACCGTCTACACGTTCTTTATTTAATTCATAAAGTCTCTTTTTTAAAGACTCAGTTGTTGAATCAGACATATTAAAATTCCTATTAAAAATAATTTTAATTTCATTATACCATTATTTATATTATTTTTTATAAAGTTTATAAGCAATTACAATTAAGTTATAATTTAAATATTTTTACATATAAAATTTATGTAAAGTCTATCGTATGCCGTTTGGCATACGATAGACGCACCTGTAGCCAAAAATCTCAAAAATTCTTCTTTTTTAAAAAGTTGTTTAAAAGAAGTTTTTAAATGCTTTGCTTAAGTGCTCTACTCGTTGCCTTTCAGGCTTTCTCGTTCGAGCAGACCCTTTTTCAGGGTCATTTTTTTAAAACACATTTTTTAAATTTTTCTTTTAAAATTAAGATTTTATATTAAAAAAAGGTAATATAAAAAGTTAGAATCGAGTGAAACGAGATTCTTTACAGCGACAAGGTCCGTAGGACCTGTCAGAAGCTGTAAACTTAACAGTATAAGTTAAAGTTTTTAGTTTTAAAAGAATTTTTTAAGAAGTTTAAAATTTGAAAAGTTTTTTGAAAGTTTTTTAAGAACAAGATTTTAAGTCTTTTTTAAAGCCGAGAAAAACAAAAGTTTTGTTTTCTCAGCTGTCCTACAAAATTTTCCCCTCTCAACCAAAGATTCGTCCCCTCACTATGTGCATAAATAAAAAAAAAGAAACCTCAAAAAATATAAACCGATACCGCCATGTCCTTGAAGTTATCTCCGCATGTACGTTTTTCAGGATAGGCCGCGTGGATCACATCGCTGAGATCCCGCCCCGCCAGTGCGTCTCCGTCGAACGGGGGTCCATCCCTCCTTTTTATTAGATCTTAGTCTTATACACACCTAATAAAAAGATCAATTTATATCCGATTACGACATTGCTATTTAAAGCACCTCTCCGCAATTCTATGTTATTAACATACTCGTTTTTTATTAGGTCTTAATCTTATACACACCTAATAAAGATCAATTTACATATAGTTACAGTATTGCTTAACTCTAAGAGTTGCAATTTTAAGTAACTAATATTAATATACCCGGTTTAGTTTAAAAACAAGCAACAAATTTTTGTTGCTTGTTTTATAATAAAAACGTGTATTTTTATGTTAAAACGAAGTATAATACTATAAATTTAGATTTTTTAAAGTTTGGAATTAAAAATGAGTAAAAACCGAAAACATAAAAAAGTTAAATACAAATATAAAGAGGGAGATCCGTGCTCTATATGTAAGAGTCCATTAATCTGGTCATACGTTGACAATAGATGGAAATTAGTGTGTCCTACTCCTGAAAATCATCTTAGTGTTGAGGATAGAGCTGAATATAAACGTTTTCATGCTTTAAATGAAGTAAATAGTGTTATATGTAAAAATTCTAATATTTTAAATTATGAAAAAGAGTATATAAAATATAAAAATAAGTGTGAAAAATTAGAAGACGATAATTTAAAAAACAAAGAACTTATTAATTTATTAAAAAAAGAAGTTGAAAGACTATCTGCACTTGTTGACAATATTATAAATCGTTAATTGTATTTTTAAGTTTTTGTAAATCTTGTAAATTTTTTTCTAGCTCAGAAATCATATCTTTTTTAATACAACCATAACCTCCAGGTATTAAAGCTTGAGCAATTAAATATTCTGATCGTTCAACTATACTATCTATTATTTTTAATATTTCTTTATTTTTTATTTTCATCTAAGTCTTCTAATTTAAAAAGTTTCTCTTCTTTTTCTGTTTGTTGTAATGGGCCAATTAAGGCATTTAATTTTCCATTTTTAGACATGTAGTATACTAAATGTTTTTTAGGACTATTAACTGAAATAGAAAAATGTGAATTTACAAATTCAAATGTTAAAACCATTATTGATACTCCCTGCATGTGTAAATTGACGATTTGTTTTTAAAAGGGCTTTCTCTGTAAGTGTCATGATTTAGACAGCTAGGACACAAGACTTTACCCTGAAAAAATGAAAGTCTAGTTGAGAATTTACAACATTCTTGACATTCTCCTATGAAATCTTGTAATGATCTCTTATTAGGTAAATGATATTTTATCCAAGATTTTCCTTTATCTGTAATTACATATAAAGAAAATCCGTTATCAGTTTGTATTGAACGTATCATACCTTCCTCTGAAAGGTATGATACGTATTTTTTGATAGCAGACATCGAAACTTCTATGTCTGCTATCTTTTTAACAGTGCCTATTGTAATTTTTGGATTATCAGCTATAGTTCTTAATATAGTTAGCAGCTTTATTTGTTTTTTTGTCATTGAGTCCTCCTACGTATTTAATTTGAATATGTTTCAATATTACACCAATTAAATTCTATAGTCAAGTTGTAAAGTATTTATTTTTTCATATACGGGTATATTATCTTATACTTTATTTTTGATTGGAGAAAAGATAATGAAAAGTTCATATGTTATTTTAGCAACTGAAGAATGGTATAATGCTGTTTTAAATCAATTACCAAGTCATGTTCAAGAAATAGTTGAAAGTAAATCTGAGAAAGTGTATAAATTTGGAAAGAATTTAGTAGAAATTTCAGATTACAATGATTCTTATTATGAAGACGAGGATATGTATTTTTCAGAATTTGAAAAATTGTTATTTAATGACTATGATAATGTATATGTTAAGACTTTTGATTTTGTTGACTAACTATATCATAAATAGAACTTAGTTCCAGGGTTAGGTCTTTAATATTCATTCCTGTTTCATCCATCATTTCTTCTACTGTAAGACCCTCTTCTATCATAGAAATCAGGTTACGTTGTTTTTCAAGATCTTTTATATTTTTAGCTAATTTTTGCTTTTTTTGTACTTTTTTCTTTATTTTCTTTTTAGACATCTGAAAAATCTCTTTTATTAAACTTAATACTTTTTTTACATGAATTAGAACAATGTATTTTGTCCCATACTTGACAGTGATATGCTGGACTACCACAATATCTACAAATATGGGGCCACTTATTTGTATCAACTTGATTTTGAATTAAGGGGTTTTTAACTTTATCATCTAATTTATATCTTGTTACTATGTCAAGTAAGTCAAAGGCTTCTTCACTTATTAATGTATGTTCAGGAGTACTCCCTACTATTTCTTTAATAAGTAAACATTCTGACTCTGCTGTTTCGTCAGCCTCTATAGAGTAAGTCCCTGCTGGAATACGTGTTATCATTTCAGCTGATGAGTCATCACTCCTTAAGGCAGGTTTTAGTTGATATCCTGGTTTCGTTTTGTAGAAATCACCAGGCTCCCAATCAGAATATTCTTTAGTCATATTATAACCTCCTTTTAAAAGTAAACTTATACTATCCCGGTTAAACGGGATAGTATAAGTTTATTATAAGGAAGAACGAAAAGGAAGTCAAGAACAAAAAGACTAAATTAAATTTTAGGTAAGTTCCCAGTTGATTACGGCTGAAGTATCAGCGCAAGTGCTAGCACCGGCTAGCACACGGACAACCCGTATAACGTCACCAGCAACGAAAGCATCAGCAGCTGCATCAATAGTACCGATTTGAACAGTGGTACCAGCCGCATTATCTAATGTTATAACACCTGTTAGGGCGGTTACCGCATTGATGGTAACATCAAATGTCATAGTTTCTGCTACGTCACAACCCGTTCCAGCGATTGCAGCAAAACCTGTAATGTTACCAGCAGCGGGAGCTACCCATTCTACAGTAGTTGCTGTTGCTGCAGCAGCTTGGAAACTCATACTTGCTCCTGGAGCTGTCCACGCACCAACGGTATCTTCAAGTGTTTCAATTCGAGCATCTTGAGTATGCCATCCAGTACCATCGGAGAAAAGTTCAACGCTCGCATTATCGACATTTAGTACCAGATCAACACCAGCGCCTCCATTGTCAATTTCTTCAGTACCATTAGGATCGAGCGTTATATTAGCAATAGATGCGTTTCCTACAGCGTCTACAACTTGAATTCGACGTCCAGTAGCACCTACAGCTGTTGGAAGGTCAAGCTCTACTGCACCACCAGAGGTGTCAACCAACAGGATGTCATCAGCTGCTAATACTGTATAAGGAGAATCTCCAAAAGCCACTGCAGTTTGAGTTAACAAACAATCTAATGCGATGTTAGCTTCGTTGGTAGTAAGTCTAGTTTCAGCAGCATCCATTCTAGCTTGCTTTGTAAACCAACCTGTTCCGTCAGAAACTAATTCAATTACACCGTAGTCTATATCCAAAACAACAGCAACACCTGCACCACCTGAATCAATTTGTTCAGTACCGTTAGGATCAATTGTGATGTTAGCTGTACCGGCATTACCACCACCATCAACTACCATGTATGTTTTACCTGTAATACCTGAAGCAGTAGGAAGATCTAGTTCTACAGCACCGCCTGAAGTATCTACAACTATACAATCATCAGTAGCAGCTACAGTATAAGGAGAATCTCCAAAAGCAACAGCTGTTTGATCCGACACTACAACCGCCTGAGCAGAGTCAATCACCCCGTCGTCGTCATCATCATATGAATCACGAGACATGTCAGAGCCCTCTACCCAAGCAGTAAGCTCATCGGCTGTTACCGTTGTGCCACCGCGAGTAATTGTAACAGTACCAGCGGTAACCCAAGTAGATAACGTAGTACAAAGTAAATCATTACCTAATAAATCAGAAAGGTTAACATTGACTGTGTTACTTCCAGCTGTCGCTGGAATGTCTATTCTAGGTTCACCATTATCACCTTCTAAACTAAGATTGTTAGCAGAGGCGTTAGTGACTATGACGTATGTAGCTGCCATTTTTTATACTCCTTCAACTTATGAAGTTTTTGTTTCAAAGTAAAATTTATAGTTCTAAACTAATAATTTATGATACCATATTAGCTTTTGGAATTTTAAAGTTGATAATTTTAAAATTAACAACATATATTATTATATACTAACTTTTATGAATAAAAAAGTTTTAAAACAAGCAGCCGTAGATATTAAAGGTGGGAAATGCATCGTTTGTGGTTACAAACGATGCCTTACTGCGTTACATTTTCATCACATTGACAAATTTCTTAAAGAAATTGATATAAGTAAGTGCTCAACATGGGAACAGGTTGAGCACGAGTTGTCTAAATGTGTTCTACTCTGTGCTAATTGTCACGCTGAAGCTCACTCAGGGTTAATTGATTTAGAATTCTTGATTGGGCTTGATGAAGATTTTTCTAGATAGTCATAGAGTTGTAAAATATCTTTTTTATGTTTTGTTATAAAGTTAAATATTTTTTCAAATTCTATATGAGAGCCTTCATATGGAATCCTGATAGGATAATACCATTCTTTAAGACTTAATTTATATTCATAGTCTAGTGCTTCTTCTTTGCTGCTAAATTGCTTGTTGTCTGAAGTTTTATAATTTATAATTTGTGTAGGTTGTTTAATGTTTAGTTTCATACGTTAAAACTCCTTTATGCAATTTCTTCAGTGTCTACGAAGTCTGGATCTTGTTTTCTTATCCCTTCAAGTATAGTAAAAGTGTCTCCTTTCCATTTTAAATTGGACCACATGCTAGGGTGTTCTACTCTTATAACGATGCCCTCTCTAACATGTGTAGGATCTAATGTGGAGGGTCCATCTGTATAAGGTCTTAGTTTTGAAACTAAGCCCTCCTTGTCACCATCATATATGAAAGGGTCACAAAGTTGTGGAACAACTTTGTGACCTAGCTGTTCGCACCTAGCTATTACACTACTAATAGGTAAATCAACTTCATACCCGTCTTCATTAATATGGGCAATTCTGTATACATAAAAATCACAGGTAGGTGGTTCACATCCGTATGTGAACCTCATTTGATTTCCATACTTTCTCCTTATGTTTTTATCATCTACTGAATATGAACCCATCAGTAATTGACCACTTTCAGTATGTCCTACAATCTCATAAAATATAACTTCACCTTTTTGAAGCCCTGTTGATTTTATATGTTCATGTATTTTAGTTCTAAAATGATTTCCGTTGTAATAGCCCTCATATTCTGTATCTGGATCTATTACAACTCGTCTAGATCCAGAAACATATTCATAGAACTTGGAACCCTCGTAACGTTTAAGGTCAAAATATCCTAAATTAGTATTTTTAAGAAATCTTAAAGACTTATGTTTCCTGCTAAGTTTTTTAGTTAGGATACTAAACCTCCAAGATAGATTATTCCAACCAAGTTTAAAAGGGTTAAATTTTAATTCTCTTGAACAAATGTAACCACTCCTGCCGGACGAGCCGTGAATTTTTTCGGAGACTGTAATTATACTACCAGGCGGTATTTTATTAATCTCAAATCTAAGTTGTCTGGTGTCGTAGTGTTCGTGCATATTAGATCTATCTACTTTAATTACGTTCGTTTTGCCATTTTTAGGGTTATTTTTTTTACCTATAGCTCTAAGAGTAGCTGGGGTATAATACTTTTGACATATTTTTATACCGTTTATAGTGTCGAACTGGTAGCCTTCTACCAGTTCATCTATTTTACCAGTCCATTCAAAGGATCTTAAGGGTTGCCAAAAGCCCTCTGAAACTTCGCCTCGAAGTTTCAGAGCTTTAACTCTTCCGTTAGTCCCGAAATATCCTCCCATAGGCTCTCCAGTTTCAGGATTTTTTTTATAGAGGTTATTTTTCATGCAATGGTCATACATGATCATTCCATCAGATAAAAAGAAGACTCCTAGTTCGTCTTCTTTTTGGTTTAAACCTACTATAATTTGAGATCCTTGAACCGTAGCTAATTTTAGTTTGTCTGCGTTAGGATGCTTTCTTACATTTTTTATTTTACAAACAATTGCTTGATAAGACATTTTAATCTCCTATTTTAATGTTTATAATAAAAATATAAATTGATAGATATTAATATAAAACCTAATAGGGTTAACAAATAATATAACCAAGAAGGAATATTGATTACAAAAGTAATCAATATTCCTAATACTATTAATTTTGATGCATATTTTAAGAATTTAGGATTCATTTTTTTAAATACTCCTTTACCTGCGAATTTCGTTTTTGTTTTAAAATATTTATTGATTTTTTAAGATTGTCTTTTGAATTAATAAAACAAGCTAAAGGACAAGATTCATTTCTCATTACAGTTTCAAGTCTGTTCATATTTTTTAAAACATTTTCCATTTCATCAATTAGTATTGTAAGTTTATTTGCTTTCATTTTTACTCCTTTTCATCTTATATAACACTCCTATTGGTGGTTTGTCAATAGGTATTATCCACCAAAAACCTGTATAGTGATCTAAATATCGTCCTTTCCAAACTTCTACAGGCCACATTTCATCAATATTAGGATCATAAAACCAAAAGAATTTTTTTATCTTATCTGATTTTATTGAAGGCGGATCTACTGACCACATAAAATATACTCCTTTACATTTTGGACTAAAAAATTAGCATACTTTGCTAATTTTGTCAAACAAAAAATTTGCCTTGACAAAATTTTATTTTTAGTGTAACCTAACTATATTGTGCTAAGGAGGAATAATATATGTTTAAAAAATTATATGCTAAAGGTAAAAATAAAGAAATAAGAGTATGGAATGTACGTACTGAAGGACCTGACATCATTACTGAACATGGTCAACTAGACGGTAAAATGCAAATTAGTCGAAAGACGGCCAAAGCTAAAAATATAGGAAAATCTAATGAAACATCGCCTGAAGAACAAGCTGTTCTTCAGGCGACTTCTATGTATAAAAAACAAATAGATAAAGGATATTTTCTAACAATAGAAGAAGCACAGTCAAAGACTGTGCTTCTTCCTATGCTAGCTAATAAATTCGACGATAAGAAGCATAAAATTTCGTATCCGTGTATTACGCAGCCGAAATTAGACGGGCTAAGGTCTCTAATTTATTGGGAAAATGGCGAAATAAAGCTTTTGTCAAGGGGCGGTAAGGAGTATAAAATCCCTCACATCGCTAAGGCGTGTGAGGGATTTCTTCCTAATGGTCGTGTATTTGATGGAGAGGTGTACCTTCATGGTACACCTCTCCAAGATATTAACAGTCTTGTCAAAAGAAATCAAGAAAACTCTATCAAGTTAGAATATTGGATATATGATTCTTTTCTAATTGACAAACCTTGGATAATTTGGAAAGACAGGTTTGAATATTTGAGAGATGATTTATACCCAAAACTAAAAGAAGCTAATACTCCTTTAAAACATGTTCCTTGGGCATGGGTTACATATGAAGATCAAGTAAGGTCTTTTGAAAGTGAATTTAAGTATCATGGTTATGAAGGATCAATTATTAGAGATTTTAGAGGAACTTATGAAGTCGGTAATAGATCATCTTACTTACTTAAGGTTAAGAGTTTTATTGATGAAGAATTTCCAATTGTTGGGTTTAAAGATGGTGAGGGAAAGTTTAAAGAATGTGTTATTTGGGTATGTCAAACTCCAGATGGTAAGGAGTTTGACGTTGTTCCTAAAGGTACATTGAAGCAAAAAGCTGAATGGTTTAAACATGGTATTGAATACGTAGGCAAAAAACTGAAAGTTCAGTTTTTTGCCTACACTAAGGATAAGAAACCGCAATTCCCAGTGGGGATTGCGGTTCGCCTTGAGGAGGATATGGATGAATAAAATTATTAACATATTTTTAATAGCTTTACTGGGGATGCCTCTATATTGGAAATGTCCTATGGACACTGACTGTATGAAAGAGGTTGATTACATGGATGCACAAATTAAACACTTTATTCTTGACTGCAGCTTTTATCCGATGTATAAAGATAGAAGAGAATGTGTTGAGTTGGCTAAAATAATGAAATGTAAACCGTGGAAACATTATAAAGATAAAGATAAAAAATAAATGAATATATTAATAGCATTTTCAACTTCAGATAAAGTATATGCCAAAATCTTAAGAAAGATTATGGATTGTCCTTATCATCATACATTTCTTTTTGTAGAGTTTAAAGAATTTGGTTGGATGGCATTAGAAATAGATAATAAAGGTGTAAGATTTGTAAATGTAAACAGTATAGGTACATATGCTAAAAAACTTATATATTTTAAACCAACAAAAGATCTTAGTAATGGTTTAATTCTTATGAAGAACTATATTGGAAAAAAGTACGATTGGAAAGGTTTATTTTCAGGTGCTTGGCGTTTATTAATTAAGAAATGGTTTGAGCATGAGATAAATGATGGAGAAGAAAATCCAAACAGAATGTTTTGTTCTGAATTTGTTGCTTCAGTTCTTCAAAAATCTAGCATACCTGGTACTTCTTGTTGGATTCCAGCTAATATATCTCCTAAAATGCTTTATGACTTTATTAAAAATAACGAATATTTTATAGAAATTACATGAAATCTTTTAAAAACTTAATTAAGATGATGTTATTGTATTCGTAAAGGAGTAATCGTGGTGGACGAAATTTTTAATCTTCTTATGATCTTTTTTAAAAATGATGCTGTTAAAGCCTCTTTATGGTTAAAGACGCCTAACCCTCTACTTGGTGGCGTAACGCCTGGATCATTAATTGTTAATAGCAAATCAAAAAGATTGTTAAAGTTTATAAAAAATCAATTATCTAAAAACGAAAGAAATAATAAAAATGACTAAAAAGAAATGATTAAAAATGAAAATTAAAGTAGACCGTGATTGGTTTGAGAGAGTCATGTCTTTATGGGATTTTGATAAACTCGGTTGCCCTTTATGTGGGGCAGACTCTGAAATAGTTAAGGATTTTAAAGAGGGGTTTACTACAAGGTATGGCTGTTCTAAATGTAACAGATGGTTTAATGAACCTGAGTGTATTGACTAAAGGGCTTAAACATGAATTTTAAAAATTGGACAAGAATATCAGATTGGGACTTGATATTTGAAGGTATGACAATAAAAATTGAATATGAATCTGACTTTACACCAGGAAAGATTTGTACACTTTATAGAGTAGTTAAAGAAATTAATTGCTCAAGGCTGGTAATTAGTCATGTAGGATCGGCCACTTTTTCAATTTCGCGTCATCTTTTTAACGATAATACATTTAAGATATTTAGTGATTCTGAATCACTCTTAAAATCTAATAGTTCTAGCATATTAGAAAAAGTTTTTGAGCCTAAAGAAGATAATTATAAATCGAAAGAAATTTCAGATTGGCCGGATATATGTGATAAATGTGGAGGGCCAGCATATAAAGGTCTGTTGAGTGTAGATTGTAAAAATAGGTGTTGTTAAAATGAAATGCGAAAATTGTGACAATGAAGCTCGATACCTTACCTTTAAACATGAAACCTTTCAAAAACTTAATCAAGAGGATGTTATTGTTCTTGGAAAGGAGCTAATAACTAAATATTATTGGTGTAAAGGTTGTGGATCTTTAATTACAAAAAATGATAATGGTAAAATAACTTATGAATTTCCAAGTTAATATTATTAATTTATTAACACAGAAAAAGGAGTTTTAAAGATGAAAAAAGAAAAGACTAAAAAAGAAAAGAAAAGAAAGAAACAGTTAATAAAGAAGAATATTTTTATATTTTGATTGAAGGAGGAGAAATATTAGATTCAGGTGAAAATGTATTTGCAGCATTTCGTAGCCTTGAGGCTTTAAAAGAAGAGTACAAAAATCAAGTTATGAGGGGTGATATCAACCCTGAGAATGATGAAATTTATTATTCAAAAGTAACTAAACCTAAGAGGATTTCTATAAGCTTAGAGGTTTTTGTAGAGGAATAAAAATAATGGAAAATGAGTTAGACTTTACCCTTACTAAAGAGGAGTTTCTTGCTAAAAGGAATGAGATTACGCAAGAGGACATCTTAAATATTGCTGAACAGTTTTATGTTTTATTTAAAAGAAATAATTGGCAATGGCTAGATTCTAAATATGATCGATATTATGTTCCTACAGTTTTACAGATTGCTCATAAAATAGGGTATTTATTTAATAGTATTGAAGAATTATTTGAAAAAAACAAAGTGAGTCAATGCCCTATTTATGCGTCTACTGGTAGGATAACAGTTACATTTTGTAAATTTTCATACCAAATTTCTGTTGAAATTAGCTTAGAAGCTTATTCAGAATGTTTTTAAAAAAATTATACTATAATAAAGGAGTTATTAATTGAAAAAGATAATTATAGTAGTTTTGTTAATACTAAGTTGTAATCCTCAGTCTCCAGAATCTATATACCCAGAATGGTTTGATAAAGCAATTATAGTAACTTCAGTTGATGATAACCTTAATGCTTCGGATGGTAGTAGATTTATTCAAAAATTTAAGGATCTTGGTTATATACTACATATTTATAATACTAATACTACTCTATATGAATTTCAAAATTATTTAAAGATATCGATAGATACTTTGTATCATACAGGTCATGGTAATTATGGTGATGTAATATTGGCTGATGAGAATGCTAACAGCTATAATTCAAGAATAAGAGTTAAAAATACTATATTTGCTACTTGTTTAACCCTTAGTGATACGTCTTGGGCATATTCTATGCAGGATGAAGCTAAAAACTTAATGGGTTATACCAAAATTAGTTGGGATTTAGTAGATGATAAAATTGTTGATGAGTATGCAAAAGCTGTTGAATACGGATATAGTCCATCTTCAGCTTGGTATATGGCTAATGCCGTATTTGAGTCAGTTAATGACCGTTGGATTGTGTATACTAGAGAGTTAGATGGTGAGATTGTTGAATATTCTGCAAGAAATGAAAACTATGAACAATTTGTAGTTGAGAACTACTCTAAGGTCATGGATAAAGTTTATGTAAGGACTGGCCTATTAAAAAGAGGTCTTTTTACCTTTAATCTATCTTATAATCCCTTTGACCGAGTTATTAATGATGTTAACTTTAAACTTAATATTAGATTTAAAGGTCTGTCAAGTCTGAAGACGACCAATATGTCGTCTTCAGACGCTGTTAACCTAGCTAAAAAACAAATAATTAAGTCTGATTTATTAAATACTGAACTATGGAAACCTAGAGTATTTCAAATTTTAAAACGTGAAATACAAGATGAACATCACACTGTAGTTGGCTACAGTGTGATGTTTGTTAGAATGTATTATGGACTTCCTATTAAGAGTAATGATGTTTCAGATCACATTCTTGTATTAGTCACTGAAGAGGAATCTTATGTAGTATCATATAAATGGTCTAAATACTTAATTTTAGAGGATTATGACTCTGACAAAATATTATCCTTTGAGGAATCTGTTAAATCCTGGTTTAAGGAATCTGAAGTACACCTGAAGGACAAAAATCTTTACATCAAAGACTATTATGTAGTATTGGGCTTAGTAGATGATTCTTTAAAACCTTCGTATGATGTTGTACTAATGGATGGTTCAAGAATAATAATAAGTGCAGTAGATGAAAGCCTTATGATAGAGGAGTAAAAATGGCTAAACCTTTTTTGAAATGGGTAGGAGGTAAACAACAGCTGCTAAAGCATTTACATAACCAGTTACCCCGAAAATATGACTATTATATAGAGCCTTTTTTAGGAGGAGGAGCGTTGTTTTTTTCTATGTTCTCTAAAAAGGCTCTTATAGCCGATTCTAACGCTGAATTAATAAATGCATACATTGTAGTGCGTGATAATTTAGATGGGCTTATAGAGGCTCTCAGAACTCACGTAAATGATTCCGACTACTATTATAAGATCAGAGCCTTAAAACCATATGAATTAAGTTCTGTAGATAGGGCTTCTAGGTTTATATATCTAAATAAAACCTGCTATAACGGTTTATATAGGGTTAATAGTAAAAATGAATTCAATGTTCCTTTTGGCAAATACAAAAACCCTACTATCTGCGATAGTAGGGTTTTAAAGGCTGCAAGCAGATCTTTACAAGGTGTAAATATTCAAGCAACTTATTTTCAAAACATTTTAACTAATATTCCTGAAAATTCGTTTGTGTACTTAGACCCTCCTTATTTACCTGTCAAGTTTAATAGTTTTGTATCATATTCGAAAAAAGGTTTTGGCTTAGAAGAGCACGAGGCGTTAGCCTCGTGCTTTGAGGCTTTAACTGATAAAGGTGTTAAGATTTTGTTATCAAATTCAAATACAGATTGGGTTATTGATCGTTACTCTGACTATAAAATTATTAAAGTAAATGCTAGACGATCTGTTAATTCTAACGGTAAAAAAAGAGGAGATGTTACGGAATTATTAATTCGTAATTATTAAGATATGTCTGTTATTTATTATATACAAATTATAATATTTATAGTTTCAATTATATGTAGTACTTCTTGTTTTATTTATATGTTATTCAAACTTCCAAAGTATTTTATATTAGTTGGTTGGTTTTATATAGTTATCCTTGCTATCTTTTTAAGTTTAATGTGGCCCTTAGTGTTTTTGTATAATTTAATTACACTGTATATGGAGAAATTTTCTGGAAATAAACCTTGACAACATCTTAAATTTTAGGTTAATATTCTTATTGTGAGTAAAAATACTGAAATGTGTAGGCACCTTGAAAGGCTAACTAACGTATGATTTTTATTTTCTTTATTTTATTTTCTTTTTGTATGATCCAACCCCTTAATGCCTCCACCCTGGACTCAACGTCCGGGGTGGAGGCTGTTATTGTTAAATTATTAAAATATGTGCCTAATCATAAATTAAGAAAAGATAAAAATTATTTACATGAATTTTCTAAAGCTTTAATATTTGCTGCTAATAAAGCAAACATACCTGTTGCTCTTGTAATAATGACTGCGTATAGAGAATCTACGTTTAAAACAGATATGGTTGGAAATATAGGTGAGTTGGGTATAATGCAATTACATGGGTTAGCTCAATGGAGACATTGTAAAAAAATTGAGGGACGTAAAATAAACCGAAAAGATTATAAAGATCAATTAATATGTGGCTCTCATTGGCTAAGATACTCAATTGACTTGTGTGATGGATCATATTATCAAGGTATTTCATCATACATGACAAAAAATACATGTAAACCTAAACGAGGCTCAAAACTATCTAGGATAGTTTTGAGCCGTTTGAAACTTATGCAAAGAATTAATAATGGAACACTTAAAATAAAGGAAAAATGAATGGCTATTAAATGCCCAAGATGTCACTCAAAAGAGTTTTATTTAGTAATTGAGCCTGTTTATAGCTTTAAAATAAAAGATATAGGACTAGAAGACGTAATACCTGAGAAATTTGAGGATGAATGTACAAGCAAAACTCTATTATGCGATGAATGTGGGTTTTCAGGTTGGATCAATGAATATTGGTTGGTTAAACACGGTGTTGTTTTAACTTTTGATTGGGAAGAGAAAGAGGAGGAGTGAGAGGAAACAATTTAATGATGCTTATTTATATGTGTTAAAACAAATAATATTATTTTTAGTATTTATTAAATTTTTGTAAGGGGTATCTTAAAATGATAAAGATATTTAATTTTAAATGTGAGAAATGCAATTATGAAATTGAAGAATTTATTGACACGGCTGAAAAAATAGAGTATGTTAAAACATGTCCTAAATGTAAAAGTAAAATGAAAATATTTAATTTAAAAAATAATTGTGGGCGCTGGAGATATGTAGATTCCGTTAGGGGAGACTAAAAGATGAATGATAGTAAAGATAGATGCTCAACTTGTGGATATTACGATATTATGAATGGGTTATGTTTACTTCCTAATAATGGGGGCATGGGTGTTCCTAAAAGAGGTACAGATTATTGTCCTTCTTGGATTCCGTATAAAAAAGAGTGTAATAAAGACTGCAAAGATTTGAGTTATGATGATCTTTGTAAAGGTCGTTGTGAATCATGTAAAGATTGTGATTCTGGAGATAATGATATTGATGATAATTATTGGCCTTTGTACGGTGCAAACCCTTTTAGTTCAGACTAGAGGTTTAAAATGAAAACATCACTACACAAAAAGTTATTTGCTAAAAAATATGTTGAGTTAACTGATAAAGGTGTTAGTATTTTTTCAAAAAGTGACCATTGGACTTCTTTATGGAGATTTATTCATTGGTTTTTGAAAATTATTACTTTTAATCAAATGACTAATTTTTATACTAGCTTTACTACGACTATAGGTAAAAATATTGCTTTTCATTCAGGTTGGTCACCTATTAGTGTAGGTGCTAGAGATTATGTTATTCTTTGTCATGAAGAAAAACATGTTGAACAATATATTAAATTTGGACTTGGTAATGTTAAATTAGGTGTTGTTGTGATGGGCTTTTTGTATTTGTTTGTGTTTATTCCCGTAGTTGGGGCTTGGTTTAGGTATTATTTTGAAAGAGAAGCTTATTTGGCAGGTATTAGAGCTTGGCAACGTTTAGGTAAAGACCCAGATATTGAACTTTATGTAGATGTGTTAACAGGCCCAAACTACGTTTGGGCCTGGCCTTTTAAAAAAAGTGTAAGGAAGTATTTTAAAAAACATTTATATTATTATAATGAGGAGTAATTAAATGATTGATAATAGTAGATCAGTAATCAGAAATACTATAGGCTATGGCGATAATATTTCTAAAAATTTGTATAATAGATCTATTTTAGAAGAAAGACTAAGTAATCTTAAAGCTTCTATAGATTTATATATTGCTAACGGTATTGGATCTAACTTTATAGCGTCTTGGATGAATGAGGTTATTAAAATTGAAAGAGAATTGAAATATGGAAGATAAGAAGTTTTTACCGTCTGCTATAGAGTATCAAATGCTGGAAGATCATATTATGGGGACCAATTTAGATCTAATTCCATATTATCCTAGTTATCCTCCTTTAGAAAAATATAAACCTTGGTGGGAGCCTTTTAATCCCAATATTGAACCTTATGTTGATAGTACCGGAACTAGTGATACTATAAAATTAAAGCCTTGTTCTACTGATTGTTCTGATTGTTCTAAATGTCTTTATGAAAAAAATGAAAAAAGTTAATATAAAGGAGTTGTTTATGAGGAGAGTTTTAGTATATAAAGAAACTAATAATAAATATTTTGAGGCATATGAAGGATGGTTTCATCAATGGGTATATCCTGAAAATTTAGTGTATGCACTTGTTGAAAGATCTAATGGTAATATTGATATGGTTAAATTAAATTTAATTAAGTTTTTAGATACTCCAACTATTAATGTAGTGGAAGAGAGGTCTGAAAGGCATTATTAAAAATGAGTAATAATAGTAATAGTGGCAATATTGGTTTAGGTGGAGTTTTATTTATTGTCTTTTTAGTTTTAAAATTGACAGGTATCATTTCGTGGTCGTGGTGGTGGGTAACTTCTCCGCTTTGGATAAGTTTTATTATTATTTTTATTATTGCTGCTATTTCAGCTTTAGTTATTAAATAGTTTTATCGAGGACTTAAAATGAAGAATTTAAAAAAAGAAGTAAGGGATAAGGTTGTGGATCAGGTTTGGGTTCAGATTGGGGATCATTTTATGGATCTGGTTTGGTGGCAGGTTAAGGAGCAACTTTGGGGGCCGATTTGGGATCATGTTAGGTGGCAGGTTTTGGATTGTGTTAAGGAGCATATTTGGGATCAACTAAAGCAGGATTTAAAATGAAGAATTTAAAAAAAGAAATAAGGGATAAGGTTGTGGATCAGGTTTGGGTTCAGATTGGGGATCATGTTAGGTTTCATGTTACGGATCTGGTTTGGTGGCAGGTTAAGGAGCAGGTTTGGCGTCAGGTCGGCCAAGTCCTCGGGGATCAACTAAAGGATGATTTAAAATGAAGAATCTAAAAAAAGAAATAAAAGATCAAGTTTGGGATAAGACTAGGGAGCAGGTTTTTGAGCAGGTTTGTTATCCGGTTAAGGAATATGTTTGGGATCAGACTTGTGGGACGGTTTGTAGGGAGGTTAGGTGGCGGGTTAGGGAGCAACTAAAGAATAATTTCAGATGAAGAATTTAAAAAAAGAAATAAGGGATAAGGTTGTGGATCAGGTTTGGGTTCAGATTGAGGATCATGTTACGGATCTGGTTAGGTGGCAGGTTAAGGAGCAACTTTGGGGGCTGATTTGGGATCATGTTAGGTGGCAGGTTTTGTGGCATGTCTGGTTTAAACTAGAAGATCAACTAAAGGAGTGATTATTAAATGAAAACAAATAAATTTAATAATATAACTGAGCTTGGTAATTACATTATTTTAAAAACGCTATCTAAAGCCTTATACGAAAAAAATATAATTGAAATAGAATTAAGATATGCTTTTATAGCTGAAGATCTGTTAGACCTGTCTGAAGATGATAAAACAGAGCTTCATCACGAAATGTTATCTATACGGGCTGAGATAACTAATGAATTTGAAGGGAGGGCGTTAGCCCTCATTAAAAAGGAGGGATAATTGAATTTGTTTTCATTTTTTAAAAAGAAACCTAAACGCTGTCTTGAACAAAGAATATTGATGCTTGAAGCAAGCATCAATATTCTGGATGAATCTATTGTAGAGATTAGAAAACATCTTAAACAACTAGAAGACGATGTTCCAATTACTAAAGAATTTGCTGAGTTAATTAAAAATCAATTTTCTAGCATAGTTGATAACTTTTCAATTATTAAAGAAACGTCAGAATCTACAATACCTTCTATAAACTCACATAAGGAGGCTATAGAGTTATTGGCTGCCCAAACAGAAATGAACACTATGTTACTAATTCAGTTGACTAAATCTCTTTTAGATGGTAATATAATTACTGAGGACGATGTAAAACCTCAACAGTTAAATTAAAATCTAAGGAGTTTAAAAAATGGATCGAAGATCGTATGAAGTTTATGTAAGTCTTAGTAGTATAGATAAAAAAGTAGCAGAAGATTTTTTATACAAAACTTTACAATATCAAATACTCAGATTTATGATGGATGATATACGATCAATCCTCAATATAGATTCTAACGAATCTATATTGAGGGCAGTCAAGGAGGTAGCCAAACATCTTAATAAAGAACTTGACAAAACTAACCAGCTTGAGAGGTATACTCAAACTGGTGAAATTAGTAAAGCTTCTATAGATAAAGTTGTTAAAACTGTTGAAGAGGGTGTATCAGAAGAGAGGATGCCTAAAGAGGTGAAGACACCAGAATCTGGTGTCTTCACTTATAATGTTAAGAAGCCTTATGAGAGTAGTAAGATAAAGTATAAAGACGGTAAAGTTAAAAATAATAAAATATATAATATTAATAAAAATAGAAAAGATATTATAGATGAACTAGAGGACTTAGGTGTAGAATATAGGATAAAAGATAGTACTCGTAGATTGCAGAGACGGCTAGATAGATTTAAAAGCAGGAGAAAAGAAGACAAAAAACCTGAAAAAGATAAAATAATAGAAGACTTCATTAATAATAAGAAATCTTACCATGTAGAATCGGAACATAAGAAAAACATAATAAGAGGGTGGAATTAATATGAGACTTGAAGACATAGGATTTTATACGCTTTCAGATGATCGTGCTATTAATGTAAGCTTAAAAACTCCTTTATCTAGGTGTGAGTTAATATTAACTGATGCTTGTAATTTTAAATGTCCTTATTGTAGGGGCTTAAGATCTGATTGTAAGGGTACTATGCCTTTTGAAAAGGCATCGAGTGTTGTTAAATATTGGACAGATGAAAATTTAATTAATATACGATTTTCAGGAGGTGAGCCTACCTTATATAAGCGTTTATCTGATTTAGTTAGCCAGGCTAGAGACAATGGAGTTAAGAGGATTGCTGTATCTACTAATGGGTCTGCAAACTGGAATAAATACAGTGAATTAATTGATGCGGGTGTTAATGACTTTTCAATTTCGTTAGATGGGTGCTGTGCTTCTGTAGGTGATATAATGGCTGGAGGTATTTCTGGAGCCTGGGATAGGGTTATTGAAAATATCATGAAAATATCTTCTAAAACATATTGTTCTGTAGGTATGGTCTTTACAGAAGATAACATACATGATTGTTTGAATTCTGTAAAGTTTGCAGATTCTTTAGGCGTATCTGATATTAGAGTTATTCCTAGTGCTCAATATAATAAGGCTTTAAATGCTTTAGCTGAATTAGGAAAAGATTTTTTAACGAAATATCCTATTTTGAATTATCGTATTAATAATATTAAAGAGGGTAGGCATGTTAGAGGAATTCCTAAAGGAAATAAAGATAGATGTTGGTTAGCTTTAGATGATATGGCTATCTCTGGTAACTGGAATTTTCCTTGTATTATCCATCTACGTGAAGGTGGAAATCCTGTAGGTAAAATAGGACCTAATATGAGAGAAGAAAGATTGGCTTGGTTAAAAAGTCATGAACCTTGGAAAGATCCAATTTGTAAAAATAATTGTTTAGACGTATGTATTGATCATAATAAAACTGCGTCGTTATATAAATGACTTTTAATGAAAGGATTTATTATGTCAGAAGACCAAGAATTAAAACAAATTATTAAAGAATGTAAACAATCAGATTGGAGGTTTTTAATAGGAATCTTAGCTACGGTAGCTTTAGCAGTTGTTTGGGTTTATTTTTTATTAAATCCCATATTTTAATAATTTATCTAGTTCTTCTATTACACCTTTAATTGCATCTTGTCTAATTCCTACAGCCTCCCATAGCTCTTCTAGCTTCTCTAAATTAAAACGTGACCTGTACCTCTTACTCGGCGGACATAAGTATACAGCAACCCGTGAACAGGCTTCTGGTAGATCTTTTTCAAGTATTTTGCTGAATGCTTCTTTGAGGTCTAGTAGAGAACGGCTTTGAATGGCTTGGTTTAACAAATTTATTTGTTTTTTATCAAGCAATTTTTAATCCTTTTCTAATGACTTTGGTATTTCTAATATCTGATAAGGTTGTGCATGTTCTTCGAACACGCATCCCTTTAACACTATTACGTCTTCAAGATGCTCCGAATCAAACCTTCGACAAAGCTCAGGTTTGTGGTCATGTATAGAACATTTATTATTTTTTAGGTGTGGACAAGGATTATATTGAATTAAAATGTTTTTCTCTGGCAATACTTCGAAACCTCTGGTTTCGAAGTATTGCTTTAGGTCTTTATCGAAGTCAGACGATATTTGAAATACTAGATATTTACAACATCTCCCACATTGTTTACACTTAAGCATCTAAAAATTATTCAGGTATCTGACAAGTTGTTAAAACATTACTAGGCAAAGCATCTATTAAATGAGTATGCAACTCAATTGCAGGAATAAGGAGCGAGACACCCTGGTGTCTCGCTCCTATGGCCTGATTAATACCTATAACTTTACCGTTCCTATCAATCGTAGGACCTCCACTCATGCCTGGATTTAAATGGTTGTCTACTTGTATCCATTTAAATTTATTTGAAGAATTTAGTTGGTATTCTGTTGAAGATACTACACCCTCTGTTAATGAAAAGTTAAAAGGCCAAGGATGTCCTAAACTTAAAATATGTTCTCCTCGTTCTACTTTTCTATAAAATTCAAACTCAAGAAAAGGTAAAGCATGTGCCTTTATTTTTAAAATTGCAACGTCAAATTCTGGTAAAAGTACCTTTTTAACAACCTCATAAGAACTACCGTTTTCAAACGTTACTTTAATTAACGGATCTATCAACTTTAAAGTTGAAACTATAACATGTACATTAGTTAATAAATACCCGTCAGATGTAATTACAAAACCTGTACCTATTGAGTATAGTTCTGGTGTTCCTGTAACGGACTCAAATACCTTTATTAAGCAAACGGATTGCATAGCCTTTTCAGCTACTACGGTCCATTCGGGGTTTACATTTACTTGAGGCATCGGTAAACACCCGTTTAATGAGAAAAGTAAAAAAATTGATAGGATTAAGGATGAGTTTAAATATTTCATAAAAACTCCTTTTGCAGGTAATGTAAAAACATTATACTATAATATACGGAGTTTTTATTAAAGTAATAAATAAATTTATAAGGATTTAAGTATATTTTTAATATCTTCATCTACTTTAGGGTCTTCTAACATATCATTTATTAGGTTTTTAGCACCCTCAAACTTAATTGATACGTTATTTATCGGTGGTTTGTCGAATTTAGCTTCTAGGGTTACTAGATTGATTGTAAGTTCAGTAGGGCTAAGATCTTTCATAGTTTCTATAGCCATTTTATAAGCTAACTCTTTTAAAGCTTTTTGATTTCCTAAAAATATAGACCATCTTCCTAAGAAAAATACTATTATAAAAATAATACATATAAATAGAGTATTAAACATATTAGCTCCTTTTTTCTACGTCTTTAGGACACTCTGGGGGGTTTTCTGTTTTTTGATAGATAAGACCCGCTATAAAATAATCTCCATCCTTATATCTGTGTATTTCAGGTCTATTATGTATATATCTAGCCGTCCAGACCCAATACCATCCAAAATCCTTTTTTTCTACTTTTTTGTTTTTTAAATACATAAAAGCTTTCATTATTAATTCCTTTCTTTTTAAATTATATTAGTCAGTTATAATTACTCTCTCTTTAGGCCAATAAGGTAAAATCTTCTCCATTCGGTTTTTCATTCTTTTTATAGATTTAAAAGGAACGCTATGCACGTTCCGTTGCATAGCGTTCTCTACACTACACTCACATCGAACTATATCAATGTCGTCTGTATGATTCATATAAATTTGAGCATATCGAATATAAGGCGACATTTCATGGAGCCTTATATTCGTATTATCTACTATTAACAATCCTATAATAGGATTTTTTAAAGAGTTAATAAACTTTTTGTAACAATATTTGTGAGCTTGATCTAGTTTAGATGGATCAAAATTATAATTACAATTAGTATCAATAAAAAAGTCATCTGCGGAGCAGATGACTTTTGCATAACCACTCGTAGGCTCAAGTTTATAAATATACGTAGACTTACCCGATCCAGGGATGCCCCTCATAATTACAATTTTCATATTAATTCCTTTCTTTAAGTTACTCTACTATATTAAGATTAATTCCTATAGAAGTCAAGTAGCTATTTTAAAATATTATCTTTTAAGACTTGAAGAAGTGTAATATTCATGTGATCCCAAACTTGTATAAATACTTTATCGACAACGTAACCACATACTTTTAGTGAATATTTTGTTTTTATCGTTTCAACAATTTTATTTTTTTGGTTTAAAACTATATTCTTTTTTAAATTATTCATATGAAATTATTCTTTACTTAATCTTCTAAGTTAGACATAATCTCCCCCCAACCTGCCCCCCAACCTGCCACAAAATCTGATCCAAAACCTGTCACCTAACATGATCCCAAATCGGCCCCCAAAGTTGTTCCTTAACCTGCCACAAAATCTGCCACAAAATCTGATCCAAAACCTGTCCCCCAATCTGATTCCAAACCTGCCGCCTAACCTGCTCCTTAACCTGCTCCTTAACCTGATCCTTAACCTGATCCTCAATCTGATCTCTTATCTCTTCTTTTAAATTCTTCATCTGAAATTATCCTTTAGTTGATTTTTTTAGATTCCCACTAACTTGCCGTAAAGCCTGATACCTAACCTGCTCCCAAACCTGCCGTAAAACCTGATACCTAACCTGCCCCCAAACCTGCCGTAAAACCTGATACCTAACCTGCCCCCAAACCTGCCGTAAAACCTGATACCTAACCTGCCCCCAAACCTGCCGTAAAACCTGATCTCTTATCTCTTCTTTTAAATTTTTCATCTGAAATTATCCTTTAGTTGATTTTTTTAGATTCCCACTAACTTGCCGTAAAGCCTGATACCTAACCTACTCCCAAATCTGCCGCCAAACCTGCTCCCAAACCTGCCGTAAAGCCTGATACCTAACCTGCTCCCAAACCTGCTCCCAAACCTGCCGTAAAACCTGATACCTAACCTGCCCCCAAACCTGCCGTAAAACCTGATCTCTTATCTCTTCTTTTAAATTTTTCATTTTATTTAGACTCTTTAAGAAGTCTGACCTTATTCTTAAGGTCAGACTCTCTATGATAAGCTTTTTCATAATCCATTAAATATTGATAAACTACAGGATTGTTATTTTTCATATTTTCTAAATGTCTCTCATCCCTTTTATACATTTTAGGATGACTTACATATCCGTAACTTGCCTCAGATACTGTTAATTTAAAAATTAAAAACTTTATTTTAAGATTTAATTTATAATATTCTTCTGCAATAGATACATGCTCTAAATTATTAATGTCAAATTTAACTCCGCATTTTGTAAAAATATCAGTATTTATGTTTTTCACTTTTACTCCTCTTCATTAATGTTCCAAGTTATAAAACCATCCTCTTCTTCTTCTTCTTCTTCTTCAAGTTCATATTTATAATTTTCAATATAAATACGAACTCTTTCTTTAATTTCTTCTTTGTCTTCAGTTTCTTCATGTATAAAAGGATATTGAAAAAGACCTTCCTCTCCTTCAATTTCGTCAAATAAATTAAATATCTTTACCATGCTGATTCCTCCTTAATATTAAATGTATATTCCTACCGTTTTAGCTAAATAATAAATTTGTAAATGATTTATGTTAATTACTAGATATAAAAAGTTAAGTAAAAATATAAAAATATTAAGACGTTTTTTAATTTTATAATTACTCTTTGAATAACTATCATATAAAATAATAGTGAAACCTATAAGTATACTTATCTTAGTAATTATAAAAAGATTTGGGTCTAGTTTCAGAAGGTAATCCATTAAGGGATTACCTTCTGAAACTACATAATACCCAGTATCTAATTTTAAAATAATGTTTGATAAAACTGTAAAATAATAGGTAAATCCAGTGTCGATTAAATTTAAAATATTTAAAACTACTAACTGAATACTTAAACACTTTTTAGTATAAAATTTATTTAGCACCTATAAATCCTCCTTTAACTTTTATATTACATAAATCTGTTGGATATGTCAATAAAAATTAAAAAGGCTTTTTAAAAGATTTGTAATGAATAGCTCCACCACATGTTATACAACTATGTATCGAAGCTTCACACGCTAATTGTACAGATGTTTTAGCGTCTAAACCTAAAGACTTACAGGTGTATAAAGCTCCCATTGCAACCTCCTCACCTGTCCCTGAAGCATAAAACCCAGTCTCTATTGTATGAATCTGAAAATCATCCTCTATGGTAAAAATACCGTGTGGAGAAACTATTATAATAGAAATGTTTGGATAATTATCTTCATTTCGGGGGTTAACCAAAAATTCGTAGGATCTTACTATATTAATTAATTCATCTCTAAATTTACGTAAGTCATTTAAATCTCTGATTTCGTTAGGAAAACATTCATATTCTTCTAATACGTCACCTACCCTGTAAGAACCGGCATTGCTTAATGTGTAATTTTTTTTAGAAATTAACTTAGATCCAAATTCAATTTTTAAGTTGTCGTAAGATCCTAAACTATCCGTTGCAATGCATACTTGATTTGTATCTTCTGATGCTGCTATTATTGTCATCTATAACCTCCTAGTTATATAAACTTTATAAATATGATGTTTAACTAATACTTTTGTTAATTTAAAATTTAAACCTTAAAATCTGAATAATAGAAGCCTTTACCTTGATGTTTAGTAATATAAACAGAGTAAAGTTATAGACTTCGTCTGCAAATTTGTTATGCTTATCGAAATATACCTCCAGCTTAAGCTGGAGGTATATTTCTTATTTTAAATTCTTTATTTGAAATTATCCTTTAATTTATTTATAATAAGCCATCTAGCCTGACTCCAAACTTGCCATTTAACCTGACCCCAAACCTGATCCCAAATATTATCTCTGATATTTCTTTTAACCTGCCACCAAATTATCTCTTCAACCTGCTCTAAAATGTAATCTCTTATTTCATATTTTAAATTCTTCATTCTAAAACAATCCTTTTAATTACTTTAAAACTTATATGCCTGGACCCTGAAAGGCTGTGTATACCTACTACACAACTTCTAGATCCTTCGTTTTTAAAAATAGGAACACCTGAATATCCAGGCATTGTCCTAATGCTGGATATTATAAAATCCCCCCTTATGTTATTTATCTTACCTAACTTTTTATAATATTTTCCATTCTTGTAAAGTATTAAATATACTGAATCACCATAATTGACGGTATTACATAATTTTAACGGCTTATTGAATTCATTAACCCTTAATATTACTAAGTCTTTATCGTAAGATGTCTTTTCAATATTAACTACAGTAATAATATTACCCCTACTTATTATTACTATAGGTTTACCCTTGTCCCTGTTCTTAATTATATGATAAGAAGTTAATATTAAATCCTTATCTATATAAAAACCCTCACCTTTGAAAGACCCTCCACCTTCCCTGGAAACAATTACCTCAACTATAGAATAACCATCGTAACTATATACACTATTAGAAATTATTAAACATATAGTAAAAATTAAAACTCTTGAATACACCTTAATACTCATTACTTCTTATGAATTATATAATATTCATTATCTTTTATTAAACCGTTTCTAATTAAATAAGCATCAATGTCAAGCTCCGTCTTGACATTGATGCTTCCTCTCCTTAAAACTAAACGCTTTATAAAGCGTTTAGTTTTATTTTTATAAATATCTACTAAAAATAAAATATCAGAAGACATAATATTTCTCCTCTAAAACTTGATTCCTTATTTCTTTTTTTTAAATTCTTCATCTGAAATTATTATTTATTTGATCCTCTAATTTAGACCAAACCTGCCACCAAACCTGCCACTCAACCTGCCAAAAAACATGATCCTTAACCTGCCACCAAACCTGCCACTCAACCTGCCAAAAAACATGATCCTTAACCTGACACAAAACCTGCCACCAAACCTCTCCCTTAACCTGATCCCTAACTTGATCCCTTATCTCTTCTTTTAAATTCTTCATCTGAAATTATTATTTATTTGATCTTCTAAGTTAGACATAATCTCCCCCCTAACTTGCCAAAAAACCTGCCACAAAACCTCCCCCCTAACTTGCTCCAAAACCTGATCCCTAACCTGCTTCAAAACCTGATCCCAAAGCTGATCCCTAACCTGATCCCTAACTTGATCCCTTATCTCTTCTTTTAAATTCTTCATCCTAAATTATCCTTTATTTGATCCTTTAATTTAGATCTAACCTCCGGATTGACCTGCCTCTAAACCTGCCACCCAACCTGCTCCTTAATATTATCCCAAACCTTCCACCCTACCTTCCACCAAGTCTGCCCCCAAACCTGCCTCTTAACCTGCCACCCAACCTTCTCCTCAACATGATCCTCAACCTGCTCTTCAATATTATCCCAAACCTGCCACCCAACCTTCTCCCTAACATGCTTCCAAACCTGCCACCTAACTTGATCCCTTATCTCTTCTTTTAAATTCTTCATCTTAAATTGTACTCCTTAAACTTATTCCCGAAACATTAACAAAACTTTTACTAAATTTTATAATACCTCGGTGCATTAGGGCACGAGACAATCCTATATCAATTATTATGCATCATTGGAGAAGCCTTGTCAAGACCTTTTATATCTTTATTTGTTGATAACTCGGGAAATGACTACTCTAACTAATTCTAGCTCATTAAACCTCTAATAAGTACTAACAAGTAAAGAGGGACCCAAACTACGTTTGGGTCCCTCTACATCTATAAAGGGTGAGACACATCTTGATAATATCTTTTGTAATATTTTTTTATATGACATTTTTGATGAAATATTGATGTGATTTTAATATTAAGGCTCTATATCGCTACGCGATATAGAGCCTCTTTGGTAGGAGCATTACTCAAAAAAGTAAACCTGTATTTTAAAAAATGGTCTTTTTTAAAAGAGGGTAAAAGCAACCCCCATACCCAGTGGGGTCCCCTCGTTGGACGGACCCCCCTATACCCGATATATCGTAGTCCAATCTATATCATACGGAATCCGTATGATATAGATTGACTCCTGATATATATTCCGTATGATATAGATTGACTCCTGATATATATTCCGTATGATATAGATTGACTCCTGATATATATTCCGTATGATATAGATTGACTCCTGATATATAGGATTATAAGCTAGTCTAAAGCTAGTCTAAAGCACTAAACGTCTTATCTATACTCTGATACTCAATTAGGTTTAAACTGGATTGTAACGAATGCTAGGTAGGATTGAATTGAATGAAGGTTACTTACTATTAGAAGTTTGACCTATCATACATAGGGCCATAATAAGAGCAAAAATCCACCAAAAAATATCATGCAATTTAGCTGCTAACGTTTTCGGAAAACAAAATGATTGAACAGTCCAGACCACAAACCATAACAGAGTATTACTATGTTCACTCCAATTATGATCTATACTATAGTCCTTAATCCAGTACCAAGCAAAGATCATAAATACCACGGAGCCTATATGTTTTAATCCCGCGATACCTGAACTATCAGTCTTTTGTATACGGAGTTTAGGTATTGAGATTATGATCATACGGATTGCCCTGTATAACAGGGCAATCCCTTTGCAAACAGTCTTCACAGTCCATTTCAGGACTGTGAAGACTGTAACGATTACCTTCCAAGTCAAAACAATACCCTTCCAAAGCAGTTTGAAAAACTGCTTTGTTTTTGACGGTTTTGTCTTTGTCTTTGTTTTTGTCATAGTCTTATCCCTATTTATCTGGAAAAAACTTTTCCTTCATGGTCATACAGATCAATCGAACCCAAGTCTTTTGCAATTTGTGTCAACCCTTTTCCAAAATCGTTCCATTTACCATCCCAAAATCCTGCTCCGTGATTATTTTGAGTCAACCATAGGTCATAACCAAACTGTTCTTCAGTATTGCCGGTTTTATACATCGCCATGGCGATGTAAAACCGGTTTTGTTCAATGCAATCCAGAACGGATTCAGTCAACGTTGACTTTGACTCGGAGTCAAAGTCAACGTCTGGATCGTAATCGTCGTCAAGATTCTCGGTCATGTTCCCGTCTTCATCGTCTTTTGGAGTACTCCAAAAAGCACATTCGAAATAAGCGCTCAAGAGTTCATCGATATTAATTTCATCGTCACCTTCAAAATCAAGAATGCTCAACTTGTCTTTCAGGTGACATTCTTCCAAAGATTCAATCCAATCGTAAAATTCTTTTGGATTAACCGTAAAAACTTCACCGTTAAACGTTTCGGTTAGGGTATCATATCCTTCTTTTTCGAGGGTTTCATATCTTTCATCCTGTTCTTCACTTGTCATTTGACCCATGAGATGATCTTCTAGACATTCAAATGCGGCTTCCAAAGCTTTGTATTCGGATCGATCTGATATTGCAATAGCAGCGCCGGGAACATATCCTGATCCATCATGAACAACAGCAACACAAACAGTGTCTTCAAACAGATCAACAAACTGATCATCGTTAACCGTTAGCAAGCAAACATCTTTGAGCATATTTTTCATATTTTCCATTTTCTTTTCCTTTTTTGTTAGGCCAGTTTTTCTGGCCTATTTATAATTTAACCACGTACTTTATTTGCGCAACTCCTAATTAAAATATTCTTAATATTATTTAGGCATTACTTTTGCATGAAAATTATTATGCAATCTTTATACCCAATAAAATAAAATAAAAATGATAGTTAACCACGTACTTTATTTGCGCAACTCCTAATTAAAATATTCTTAATATTATTTAGGCATTACTTTTGCATGAAAATTATTATGCAATCTTTATACCCAATAAAATAAAATAAAAATGATAGCTTACCCCTTGACCTATCAGGCACCGAATGGTTATATTATCAGTAACAGGGCAAAGCCCACCGAAAAGGAGCCAAGCAAATGGGTACTAATGAATATAAAGAATATTGGGAAACCGTTGAAAGCATTGCAAAAGATATAGTGGATTCCTCAACATTTGCAGAATTGGAAAACCACGATTGCCATGGCCGGGCATGGGAAACAGTAGACGGATCAGAGTACGTTAGCTATTATTATAAAAATATAGTTGTGCTTGAATATACCGATAATGAGGATGCTTTCAACAGTACCGGCATGGGTCTTGATACCTCTAAAGGCTGGCGATCCATCCTAACCCAAGTAGCGTTTTGTGCAATGTTACAAGACGTACAAGACAAAATTGAACGTCTCATATCAGAAAGAATCGAGAAAAAAGAAGAAATGATTGAACAATATACCGACCGCGCTAACGCGGAACGGGAATCTGGAACGGAAATCGAAATAGATATGCTCTTAGAGAGCATATCTATTTGTAACGAGAAATCCGGTATGGAATACTTTTTCCAGAATGATCAATATAATGAATTGATCAAGCGATACGAAGACAGTAACGTCGAGGTTTTCAATGGAGAAATGGACGTTGAAGATCTCATTTTGGCCGATCTGGTTAATTGGTAAACAACAAACAACAAAAGAGGGAAAACAAAATGATAAAGATTGAACAAGAAAAACAAGTAAACGTACACGACTTTAGTTATGATGCCAGCGTTTTTGTCTTGACGCATCCTACTGGAATTATCAAAATCCAAGGGTTAGCTAATCTTGACAGGGTTCTTTGCAAGGGGAATTTTGAGGTTTCTACCTTGACAAGGGATTTGGTGAAAATGATTCTCAACTACCGCAAGGTTGATTTCTCAAGTAAAGACAATACCAAAAGATTGATTAAAAAGCTTCTTACCGTTTAACCTGCCCAATAAACAAAACCGTGACAAAATGTCACGGTTTTGTTTTATCTTAATATATCGTTACACAATATAAATTCTAAAGGCTTTAAATTTAGCATGTACTATAATACCTGTTTTCAGTTTAAAGCCCTCAGAATCCCCGCTAAGCTGGCCTAGCGGGGATTCTATCCTTATACAAGGCATATACACTGCATAAGTATGCAGTGTATATGCATTATGCAAACCCAATACAAACCCTGTCAACCCTATCAAAACTGAAATTAATGTATACGTGATACGATATAACCAGAATAGCAAAGACTATGCCATACACTACATATTATATTTATGTACCTGAAATCAATATTTATAATCTCTATCGTGTTCCAATTCTTCGCACGGTTATTATGATCATTTTAATACATACCATAATCAGATTATATAAGCTCTTACGATATATCGCAAATCAATATTTATAATCTCTATCGTGTTCCAATTCTTCGCACGGTTATTATGATCATTTTAATACATACCATAATCAGATTATATAAGCTCTTACGATATATCGCAAATCAATAGGTTTTACTAAAACATTTTAGTAAAACCTATATTTATTGACTTGGGAGATTACTTTCCCCCCTAAGGGGGGAAAGTAATCTCTTTTCACACATATTGCTAAAATGTTTTAGTACAAAAAACACCTAATTATCGGTAAACCGATAATTAGGTGTTGACATGGTTTGTTAGAATGATTATAATTAAGAGAGACAAGCAATTTGCTAAAAGCAAAAGGAGCAAGTAAAATGGATAAAAATCTAGAACAACTAATTTTAGGTGAAATCGTAATCCCTTCATACGCTGAAACAAACCAGCAAGTCACAAGGGACCTAGCAGATCAACTAGGAATTTCAAATCTGCTAAACATGCCCCGCTGTAACTTCCGAAATTTGTTAGGGAAAGCCATAAAGCACGCTAACAGGCACCATAAAGACTTTGAAACTATTATGGTGCATGAAGGACCAAACAAGATACAGTATGTAATAGTTAGAAAAGAGACAAGAGACAACGGCATTGATACAGACGGCAATGTCCTTAGAGATCCCGATCTAGGGGTTGAGGCAAGGTTTTATTTCTCTAAAGAAAATAGAGACAATAAAAAACCGGCCAATGAATGTATTAATTTCTGGTTTAACCCAAATCATCCCGTGGCACGATACATTGAACAACAGTATTATAATCAAGCTGTTATTTTTTCAGCCGATGATATGAGAAGATCAACAAATAACATGCTGATTTCCCTAGGCGCAATCCAAATCACAAGAGGAAACGCTTGGTTTGCTCCAAAACAGCAAGAGGAATTGTTAAATAAATTAACATACTGGCTCAAACAAGTTGGATGTTTCGCTGCGCGATACATCCAACTTGATGTAGGTCAAGTCAAGGAAAATCTGCAAAATGTATGCCAAGATGGATTGGCAACTACTTTGCAAGATCTTTTTAACCTCATTGAACAACACAAGCTTGAATCAAATACAAGAAATTCAACCCTGGAAAAACGAATTGAAGATCTGAATAATCTCAAAACCACTATTAAACTATATACGGATGCAATCGGCTGTGATTTGTCAGACCTCAATAATCAGGTTACAACCTGTGAAAATGATCTGGTTAACTTTATGACCGGTAAACAGTAATAATATATTAATTATATTTAACAAATTAATCACAAAACACCTAACCGACAATCTGACAGGCTTTAACACCCAAACCTATACCAAGGTATAGGTTTGGGTTAACGGTCTCTAGAATCCATTCTAGCCTAGCTAGAATGGATTCTTTGACTATACAATACAAGTGTCTACTTTAGTAGACACTTGTGTAATAAAGTGTCTACTTTTTGAATACTATACATTTAAAAAGATTGTCAACCAATATCTTATGCCAGTTAGTAAAAATTAATACTACTACTATGTAGTAGTATTATATTTTAACTTAGTCGTCAATATATTATTGACAATATTAAAAATAATGATTAAACTTATAATAATAACAAAGGAGCAAACCAAATGATAATAATCCCGATAATCATAATCATAGTTAGTTCAACCCTGATAACAGGATTAGTTACGTACTACGTTACAAAATCCAAATACGAAACAAATCAATATACAGAATCTCTTAATCACTATTATTCTATGTACGATACAATCAATAATCTGAATATATCAGAAATCGAAAAGATTATGATCGCTAAAACATATATTAATAAAACTAATAACAAACTTCAAAAACAATTCGTTGTTAAGTGTGTCCAACAAATTAATTCTTAAAATCAATCCTAAGACACCTAATCGCCAATCTGATAGGCTTTAACACCCAAACCTATACCAAGGTATAGGTTTGGGTTAATGGTCTCTAGAATCCATTCTAGCTAGGCTAGAATGGATTCTTTGATTATAACCCATTAACACAAACGTTTATTAATCTATTTTTTAATTAAGTGTATAAATATACAAAGTGCATAAAAAGGTTTTTTGTTATTCCCCCTATATACAAAAAGTAATAGTCAGGTTATGTAAAATATTGAAATCATTAAGATTTGATTTTTGGCTCTTTAAATCAACCGACTGCATAAATATGCAGTCGGTTGTGTATAAATATACATTATGAATATATGATTATTTACTGTTTGGTTAGATAAATAATATGTAAATCCTTATAATTATTGGATTATATGTCTTAATATGATTGTGTATACGGATTATTGGATTAAGGGATTAAGGGATTATTGGATTAAGAGATTATGTATTGGAAGCCTATATGTCGTGAAGCGACATATAGGCTTCCTTTGAAAGACTTTCTTTTCGTTTCCCCCGCTAGAATAATGAGCAAGAGATTAGACAAGCGCCAAAAGCCCCGGAAAACCGGGGCTTTTGGCTTACATGCAAAATCCCTATAAGATATACTTGGGTACTTGATAGGCTTACTGATCAGATTATTGATAGGATTATTATCAATAAAGGTTAATCAAGGGTTAATTTTTAAAGTAATTATCAGGTAATCAAATATTTTATAAATAACAAGGTATAAAGACTTTTTTCATTTTAGCTTTAATCTTTAAGTCTTATTTTACAAAAAATACGATCTCAACACTATGATCTTTTTCTAGTTCAACTATTGCTCTTTAAAAAGATGTTTCCTTGTTTTTGTTCTTTCTTTGTTTTTAGCTAGTCAATTGAGGGAGTGTTTTAATTTCTTCATCATTGGCTTCTTGCAAGGTTTCATGCAAGGTATTTTCAATCCAATCCGTAAAGGTCATAAGGCTTTCATGCTCGGAAAAATCTTGTCCTTCGAATTCTTGAACATATTCTTGATACCAGTTTAGGCCAGGGCCATATGGGTCGAGAAGGTATTGAAACCAATCTTCCCATGATCCTACATAACCAACCGAGTCAATATCTTCATGTGATACAAACAACGTACCGTCTGTTTTTAAAAAAATCACTAATCATTTTAGTTACTCCTTTTGTTTTGTCTTACCTATTTTTAATATAAGTCTTTTTTAGGAATTGTCAAGGGTGTTTTTAATTACTTTTTAGACAAAGATCTTTCTATACAATCGTCTAATTCTTTTCTATAATCTTTAATGAATTTCTTTAGGGGTTGTCTTGACTGCTTCCACCATGAATAAAGACCTTCATCGTTTAGCACCCAAAGCCTCCGTTCTTCATCATTTTTTCGGATTTTCATTTTCTTTTCCTTTACTTGTTGGTTTTCTTACCTATTTTTAATATAAGTCTTATAGTTTGGGTTGTCAAGGGTGGATTTTAAGAATTTTTAACGAATCGAGTAGTTGTATAGTAGGAATTTTCAATTATATTATTTATTACTGCTTGAATATTCCTTTTGACGTACAGTTTTTTACCGCAAGATGGGTTCCAATTTTTTGAGCACAAGTATACCCATTTATGTTCGAGGTATTTTCGTGCTTCAATTTTAAGTTCTTTTTGCATAGTTAAACCCATTCATACTTATTGTTTGTCCATACATATTTAGTATTCGCTTTGACTACTGTTTTACAATACCGGCAATTTCGGTTTATCATATTATTGTAAAACTCTTCTTTGTCGTTTTCAAGTTCTTTCCAAGCTTGTTCTTCGGTTTTATGGGTTTGAGTTGACTGCCATCCATTAAATATGTCTACAACTTTATACATTTTGGTTTCTCCTTTTGTTTCCTATTATTAACTTAAGGCTTATTTTGGGGGTTGTCAAGAAGTGTTTTTAATTCAATAGTTGTTTTTGGTTTTTATTTATTTCCTGATAAATTCTTTTCAGGGTTTGTTTTAATTTTCTTTGTTTTTTGAGATATTCTTTAGTTTTGTCTTGAGTTATGGTTTTCATTTGATCTTTATCCTAAAAGCCTCATTTGATAAAGAGTCACTGTCAAGAAAGTATGATCTTTTTCTAGTTCAACTACTGCCCTAATAGTAGAATCTTCGCTAATAAAACGATGAATCCAGCCATTTTCCCAAGTATCGTTGGTATAATTTGTTAAAATCTTAGCTCTTTTTAGTTTGATAGTTTCTTTTGCTTCGTAAGACATTTCTTTTCCTTTGTTTTTCTTACCTACTGATAATATAAGTCTTGTTTTATGTGTTGTCAAGGGGATTTTTAGTCTATTATTTGGATAAAACCTTTAGCTTCGAAACGCTTTATTGCATAAAGCGTTTCTTTATATGTCAAGATTTTACGGTCGAAGTAGTTTGACCATTTACTGAAAGTGTTAGTGTCTTCATTCCAATTATAGGTTTCCAACCAATAATTTCCATAGGGAGTGTTAGACATTTTAACAAGGGCAACCTTAAGTTTTTTATCGTAGTTTATCCAACTTTTCACTTAATTTTCTCCTTGCGTTTCATATTATTAAAGGCTTATGTTTAAGATTAAATATAATTAGAAAAGAAAAATCCAACGATCATTATATTCGTTATAGATCATGCCTGTTTTGTTGGTCGTCTCCTTTGTATCCTTTGTATCCTGGTTATTATTTTCATCACAGTTTAACTTTTGCTTTTGCTCTTGCTCTATACTGTTGAGAAAATATTCAACTATCTTGAGGTACGTGCCGCCTGGATCAAACGTTTCATCTTTTTTATTATTCATTTTCTTTTCCTTTCCTTTGTTTTGTCTTACCTATTTTTAATATAAGTCTTATAGTTTGGGTTGTCAAGGGTGTTTTTAATTCAATAGTTGTTTTTTGTTTCTATTTATTTCCTCATAAATCCTTTTCAGGGTTTGTTTTAATTTTCTTTGTTTTTTAAGATATTCTTTAGTTTTCATTTGAATTTTCCTTAAGCTAGAATAGGCTTTTTCTTTCAGTTTGAAGAAAGGCGACAACGTCTATATCTTCAGAAAATTGACTTTTAGTTACTTCCAGGACAATACGTCCGGTGGATACTAGTGATCTAGTATCGCCGGGATAGAGATCTTTACAAAGGGACGAAATAGTTACCGCTATTTCGTCCTCGGTAGGGACTCGGTATGAATTATCATGCCAAATAGACCATTTCCATTCATTTTTCACAAAAACGGAATGAAAGTCATGCGCTAGCCTATCCACATTAGCATAATATTTAAATTTAGCTTCCATTATTTCGTCTTTGGTTAGAGTTTTCATTATTCAACCTCTTCCCAAGTTTCGAGATCTGTAATACCTGCTTGTTCGGCCATGAATTTTTCATCATAACCATAAAATCCCCAACAGGAGTCAAGCTCTTCGTTAGCTTGCTGCTTACAACATTTGCAGACGTTTACGGTTTTGAGGACAAAACCGTAAACTTCCCCATTTTGAAAAAAGACAACTTCTTCTGAAGAGTAGTTGTCGAAGTGTACTGCTTCTTCATCGACGTAAATTTCAAAGAGCATATCATCTTTTTGGAAAACTTTAATAGGTTTCATTTCGGTTTCTCCTTGTTTTCTTTGTTTTGTCTTACCTATTTTTAATATAAGTCTTGTTTTGGTGGTTGTCAAGGTAAGTTTTTAAGAATTCTTAATTTTGTTTTCTAGATATTTGACGATCTTAAAATAACCATTTTCAGAAGCCCCTCTAAGAGCATTCTCATTATCAGGGTTAGCACCTTTTTCAACCAGGTATTTGACGATCTCAAAATGACCGTAGTTAGAAGCCCCTCTAAGAGCATCCTCATTATCAGCATGAACGTCTGCTCCCTTTTGGAGCAATAACCTAACAACCTCTAAATGACCATTTGAAGAAGCCCCTCTAAAAGCATGGCCATTATAAGCATGGGGT